AGCAGTGTCAACTCGTCAAGGTAAAGTTTATCGAGTTATACAAAAAATGACGGAGCTCGAAGAGCAACTGATGAGTTAATGAAGAAGAAAAAGAAACTACCTACATCTAAGCCAGCACCTAAAAAGAAAGTGTTCGCCATGCCTCCTGGTAATATATTAGAAGGTTTAGGCCTTACAATAGAGCAATTACATGGGTTGCTAATGCGAGCTGGACCTTCTAAGGGTTACAGATTGTTTTATAAAGGTGAATATTTAGGTGAAATAGAATTAGAAGGTTTAAAATGAAGAACATGGTAGTAACGATTGAAGTTCCTATTGAATTCACTGCGAAAACAGCTATGCACACAACTAATATGCATGGTAACTATGAAAATAGATATGTAGGAGTTTCACTTAGACATGGATCGTGTGTTGTTTATAATCTAGATAAATATCCAGATGGAACAACTGTTGAAATTATTCAAACAAACTATGCCATCAGGTCTACAGATGATGGATTGCAGTACTATGATAGTTATATGTGGAAGTTTTTTGATGAGAGTGTACAAGAAGCATTCTCTAACTATTTAGCTGAAAAAGAGTTATTGGAGAAATAATGGAGACATTTGTACCATTAATAACAGAGCCAAGCAATAAATACGACTTTTTTAATGAAGAGAAAACAGGCGAAAAGACTAAATACATTTCTTGGTTTTACATTAAGAAAGGAATTTATATAAGTCATAATTTTGAAGTAGATAAAACTGTTTATAATGCTATTAGAGAAGATGAAATGTATGGCATTTTATATTGGGACTCTACTAAGAACTCTTGGAGACTATTCAATGAAAAAGTCCAAAACTTATATAAAAACTGGAAAGCAGACAAAATCTTACTCAGCGACGGAGATTAAAAAGTGCCGATTATTAGAGAATATCATGAGCAAGGGGATTTTAGGTTTGAAGAAGGTAATGTTCGATATGACTTCTTTATAGCTAAAGCTATTATGGTTGTCTATGATGAAGATGAATGTCAAACAGAGTTTCTTGCTTTAAGAGAACATGATACACACGGAATAATGAGTTGGACTCAACATGAAAAATGTTGGACTCCATTTACTGAAGAAATTCAACTACTATATCAAGGCTGGAAAGCCGAGCAGGCGTTATTGAGATAGATGAACAGGCACTTATTAATGCAGCAAAATATGATGCCTTATTTTGGTTCGCCAGAACTATTGTGCACTTTGGTTTAGCAGATGATGATTGGTGCGACGATATAACAAGTAAATACTATGCAAAACTCAACGTCTACTAAAACAATGTCTTATAAAGATAGAGAATGTATAAAGAATTTTTGCTATACATTATATGCATTTGGTCTTGGTGATAAAGATTGGTACATAGAGGTTTTACAATATTTAAACAACCCTTACAACTAGAGAAAATATGGCAATTTTAATTATAATCTTCGTTTTGTTTCTGATGTTTAGTGGATCTAGTAAGCCAGCTAAAGGTGGATTTGGGAATGCGATAGTTGGAACTGGTCGTTCTCCAATGTATTATGACATAATGGATGAAGCTACTGCAGAACAAGAAGCAGAACTAAGGCAAGCCGTTGTGGATGGTAAGACTTTTACTAGAACTTCTTTTAATTGGGAAGATAGAAATGATAAGACTAAACACGTAACAACAACCATGACGGCTCAAGAGCGCTTAGATGAGTTCTTAAAGTGGAAAGCTAACGGTTACATGTAGTATAATTATGAAATGAAGACATGTTCGAAATGTAAAATAGAAAAACATAAAAGTGAGTTTCAAAAGCAAAAATGTAAAGCAGATGGACTTAGATATCATTGTAAAAGTTGCAGAGCAATTAAAGCTCATAAACACTATGAGCAAAATAAAGAAAAAATATTAGCTAAAAATTATGAATACTCTAAAAATAGACTAAAAGAAGATATTTGTTTTAAATTAACTAGAGATTTACGCTGTAGATTAAACAGTGCTTTAAAGAACAGCCAGAAAACTGGATCAGCAGTGAAAGATTTAGGCTGTTCAATAGAAGCATTTAAAGCTTATATAGAATCGCTATGGAAGCCTGGTATGAATTGGGATAATCATGCTCACACTGGGTGGCACATAGATCACATTAAACCGTTAAGTAAATTCACCTTAACAAATGAAAATGAATTAAAAGAAGCCTGTCATTATACTAACTTACAACCACTATGGTATAATGAGAACATGAGTAAAGGTGGTAAATATGAGTGAATTTAAGCTATTGAAATCGTTGAGTGATTTGTATATAGATCTTTTAGAATTGGATGCGGAGCTAGAAAAAGATAGCACAGAACTTGCGAAAGGTGCTAATTATTGGAAAGATAAAAATCCAGCTAAGTATAAGAAAATGCTAGCAAAACTTGCTAGAGACCGTAAAACAGTAGGCCATAAAGAAAGAGCTACTCAACAAGTGTTACAAGCTAAGCGTAGAGAAAAAGGTGGTTCTGGAACTACTGCTGGACAGAAAGGTCATAAAGGTCATAAGTCTGGACACATGAAAACTAAGACTGGAAGCGCAGCTAAGAGATATGCAGCAGCTGAGAAGAAAGCTGGCCAGAAGATGTCTATTGACCGTAAGAACAATGATAAAGGTTACGAGAGTAGCAACACTAGGCTTGCTCCTCAAAGCTTGAATCGCGGTGATGAGAACAATAAGAAAAAGAAAGAATGGTACAAGAAGAAAGGCAAGAAAAAATAGGAGAGTTTATGCAGGTGAACTTTTAACAATATTAAGTCTAAAAAACTTAAGGTCTCAAGTAAGTATACGGTTGTTTACTCAAATTTCAAATCAGTAATATTATATAAAGACGATGAACTACTATATAGACCTAGCAAGGTCTTAGAAGATTGGATTTGTCTTTTCTTTAAAAATGAATATATAGGTACAATACCTAATGATTTTATAAGGTTTGACTTCTCAAAAGAATAATATGAAGAAATACAATCTAAAAAGATTTAAACTTGAAAACAGTATAGATTGGAATGCTCCAACTAAACTTCGCAAGTATTTCAATTCATCTGAGAGACAAGAAGCTAAAAAAGAAATTCATGAAGTTCAAGAGCTTCTAATAGAAGATAAAGAAATTAAGATAAGAGATAGAGAAGATCTTCATAGAGCTTTAGATAGGAAGTTTAATCAAGTTAGATTTGATTTTGCAAGAACTCTGCATAAATTTGGAGTAGCGCTAACTCCTGGTGGAGAAAAAACTAACTTTAGAAACACCTATAGCTGGGGAACATTCCACGAAGAGTGGGATTGGGATGACATGACTGAAGATGAAATGTTAGAAATGTTAACCCTAACAACTAAAACCGACTACGTTATAGACATCAATATGTCAATTAAGCACGCACAATATAGCTGGTGGGATGACGACTACTAAAACCGATCCGATGAGGCAATATGAATATATTTGCAAGCGATCCATGTCCAGTAATTTCAGCTCAATATCTAGATAATAAGAGAGTTATCAAGATGGTGCTAGAAAGTGCCCAGATGCTCTGTACAGCTCTTAGAGAACACGGCGCATCACATCTAGCAAGATACAAAGCAACCCATCAAAACCATCCTAGCAACGTCTGGGCACGAGAAACTAGAAGTAACTATCAATGGCTATTAGAGCATTTTAATGCTCTTCTTATTGAATACTCTAAAAGATCTGGAAAGATTCATTTGTGTGAAAGTATGTTACATGATTTAACATTAGGTGCAGCTCATATTCCAGCAGGACCTTTAACTCCTATTGCTAATTGTGCAGCTAGAAAAGATATGAATATATCCTTTAAGCATATATCAGATGTTCATTTAGCTTATAAACTATATCTAACCAGACGATGGCAAGCCGACATTCGTACTCCCAAATGGTTTCCAGTTGCTATACCAAATTGGTATAAATCTCATTTAGCTTTAGTTAGCACTTTTAATAAAATACTATAACCGAATCGATAAATCCTAGATGGGATTTATAATAGTTATATACATTATTCCACTTATAGTAAGTTTGGTAATGTTCTTTTCAAGACATTGTCCAAATGTAAAATCTGGCTTTATGAGTCAAGATGACTACATGACATCACTTTTTATAAGTTTTGTTCCTTTACTTAATTTAATAGGTCTTTTAAATCTTTTATTTGATAGGTTTTATGAGTAACATTTTAAAATGCATGCACATGAGTGATACTCATGATACATACCAAGACATAAGCATGTTGGTTCCAGAAGGAACTGATATTGTTTTTATTACCGGTGATGTAACATACCACGGTAAACCAGAAGAGCTAAATAGACTTAAAGCCCAACTTAAAAAGATGCTTAATAAGACCATACATGTGGTGATGACAGTTGGAAACCACGAGAAAGGATGCGAAGCTAATCCCCAGTTATGGATCGATTCAATGAAAGAAATCGGTGTCAAACTTCTTATGCATGAAGCAATTGAAGTTGAAGGATATAAAGTCTTCGGTAGTCCTTGGACTCCGTGGTTTGGCGGTTGGGCTTATAATTATCATAGAAGTATTGGACATGATATGTGGGAAGCTATTCCATTAGACACAGAGTTGTTATTAACCCATGGACCACCTTATGGAATACTAGATTATGTCCATGGTGAGAAGGTAGGTTGTATTAATTTATTTAACAAGATTAACAGTGAATTGCCAGACCTTAAGTATCACATGTTTGGACATATTCATGAAACTCATGGCGAAGCTAAATATAAAGGGGTTCAATTCTTAAATTCTAGTATTATGAATGGTAACTATAAGTTTGTAAATAAACCACACCATTTTTGGTTGGATAAGAAATGATAGCAACAATTGGAAGTTTATTATTAGCATTTTGTGGAGTACCTGAAGTATATAGGTCTTACAAAGAAAAGAAGTGTTCAATTGGTTGGGCAATGTTATTAATGTGGCTTTTAGGTGAAATATTACTTATTATATTTGCCTTACAGACTTCTCAATATTCTTTGCTTATAAACTATTTAGCTAATTGTGGCTTGATAGCAGTGTTACTAAGGTACAAAATATGGCCATCACATTAATAACTATCGGGGTTTTATTTGCTTTATGTCTTTTATTAAGACCAGAGTTTAAGGTTTGCCCTAGGTGTGACGATATGCAAAGGGCCAATGTTGGAGATGAATGTCGCAAGTGTAAAAAGATATTAGGTTATATTGATAGAGCTTCAGATGAAACAGTACTTATTAGAAGACTGATTAAAATGGGTATTATTAAGAAGTTGGACATAGATGACAAAGATAAAGAATAGATATATTTTAAAAAAAGTTATGGAAGGTGGACGCGGTGGTGGACCAAAGATTCCAGCTTGGTATGTTTATGATACTGAAACTAAGCAGCCATCTTCAAGTTCTTCTATTGTCAAATCATTCGCTCAAGATTTATGTGACAGCAGCAACAAGATGCACTTAGATGCAACATTTGAAAAGGAAGTACTAGAGTGAACCATTTAAGATGGGCATTTAAGCCAGAAAACTTTGATAGTATGGATGATCACGATAAACTACAAAACGTCATGCATAGACTTCATCTTATTAATGACTGGAATCAACATAAGTTTTGGAGAAGAAGATTCGCTTTAGAACAACAATTTAAAGAAGAATATTCAGATGAAGTCAATACAACTATGGCTGTTGCCTTCAGGTTTCTAAAGGAAGAGTTGGATATTGGTTATGCTGAAGAAGCTATTAAAAATCCAGAATTACCAGCTGTTTATAAAAAATACACAATAATGATGAAAGAATTTATAGATCAAGATATTGATGATGCTCTACTTGGAGACGAAGAAGATGAACACTAATGGAATAATCGAAAAGAAGAGTGGTCTTAAGAAAAAGAAACAGGCACATAGTAAGTGGTTATGTTGTCATTGTTTAAAGTCTGGTAAAGGCAATGGGACTTGTGGGCAAAAAGATCACTTAATCATACCGGTAAGTCATAAGATTCATTTTATCCCAATTACAGCCTCAAAAACAAGATGGAAACAACTACTTAAAAACATAGGTAGCTATGGAAGTATAAGTTCTAACTTAGATGTTCTAATGGAAACTATCAATAATAAATAACCGATTCGATATTTGCAAGAGGTATTATATGGAAAAGTTCTTTAGAGTTGGACATATTCTGGTTGATGTTGAGCGTGGTCTCATTATTGATACGGGTGTTGGAAAACAAATGGAAGTAGATTTAGCTGAATATTGTGTTAAAGACTTTAATAAAAGAGTATCTCATACTCCTATTAGAATTGCAAACGAAGGTAGTAAAACATTAGTTCTACAATGGGATAAAAGCAGAAACAAATGGATTAACTTCAGAAGCACCCATGGCGATGATATTGGTACAGCAATGGAAAAATATGTTAATCTTCAAATAGAGGGAGACTTATTAACATGACTTACCTTTATTATATTTTAAGTATTGTAGGTATCGTACTTATTTGTAAGTATGTTCCTGGTTTTAAGTGTTTAACATTTTGCAGATACAAAACATATAAGTTTGAAAAAGCAAACAAAAAGATAGAAAAAATGTCTTCTTATGATTTCAGCAGAATGTCTAAGAAGAGTTTAAATGCTCTTTATAAAGATTCAACCCCTTTTGGATGCAAGTCTTTATATGCAAGTGCAGAGATTGCTAAACAAAGAGAAATACTTAAAAACATAGTAGCTGAACGTGAACTATTAGAGGATTAATGTTAACAGATGTACAAAAAAGATTCGTAGAGTTAGATAAAAAGAAAGCTGAATATAAAGAGTTTGTAGAACTACTTGCTCAAGCAACTAAAGACCTTGTGGCTGAAATGGGTATTGGTGGGCATTTTCAAGATGGTGAAGGTATTGTATACCAAACAGCTGACTGTGATGGTAAGTTCGTGTATTTCGATAAGTTTGAAATTAAAAGAACTCGTCGTCCAGGTGAACGTGCTGGCTCTCTATCTATGAAAGGTGCAAAAGAGCTCGGATATGAGGTTAAAGAATGATAATAGCTATATGGCTTATGACTGGATTTTGGATTTGGTGTTATTATTGGGGCCTTAACTGTAAAAAATATATCAAAGACTTAAACGATGGAAAAACACACGTTTTTCCTAATTTGTTTCTTGGAGCAGTACTTACTTTTATAGCATGGCCAGTTACTATCTATACTAATGAGTTTAAAAAATGAATATATTTCAAGATAAAGTTTTTGATGAAATGGATGAAATTACTCAAATGATTGAACCATTTGAATCAAAGATTAATGTAGAACTAGCTCAATTTCCAGACGAATTCCTATTAGAAGAAGAGTTTTTTGAAACTTTCCTTTCATATAATTCTAGAAGATTAGGTTATAATGGCAAAATCTATGAAGACTTAAGAAAGATAGTTGAACGTAAAGCTACTTCTTTAAATCTTAACTTCTTAGCAGAAACAGCTAGACTTAATCGTGACTTCATGGAGCAGTTCTTTAAGCTGGAAGTCAGCGAAGACACTATCTATGATGCTGAAACAAATAAGCTATACGGTGAAATTAAGATAATTAAAGTAAAAATAGGCTATGAAGATAGAGATTTAGAAGCCATTATGGAAAACTATCTATCTACTGAGTTTAGTAGAGTATTTCGTTCTCCTGGTGCCATTAATAATGGCAGAACCAATGAAATCTTAGAGTTATTCAATGTTAAAGATGGTATGGCAGAAAGAAAGTCAATGTATAAGATTAGATTCTTAAGAAACAAATATATTGACATTATTAAAGATAGAAGCTTAAATATCAGAGATATAGAGCTATTCAAAAGATTTGTTAAGTGGAATATTCTATATATTGCAAATGGGAGCCTTCCTGCATTAAGTAACATCACCAAAATTAAAATTATGATGAGAAGAGGTCAACCAATCTATTCTATTAATGAGGATATTGTATGAATAGTGTTCAAGAGATTAAAAGCTATTTAGCTACTTTAGATGCTGGTAAAGCTAGATTTAAAGTAGCAGAAAGTTATTCTAACTTAGAAATGGAAATAGATGAATGGGCAACTAAGCGTGATTTAGTGAGTACAGGTAAAACACCACTAGAATTCTTTATTGCTAATGCCTTAGAGAGACATTTTGATAAAGAAAATAAGAAAATGATAATTTACACAGATAATGTTACAAATGGTTTGTCGACATTTATCTATGATACTGTACTAGAGATGGCTGAAGAAACCTCACATGTCGCACAGCCAAAGAGAACAAACGCGTATAAAGACATAGTTCTTGTTACAAGATTAAACTGCAGAGAAGAATTGTTTATTAACGATATGCTTCCTGTAATCAATTACTATTACAAAGCTAAAACAGACACGAAGAATAATGAAATGGACATGGTAGTTCATAAGAATAACGTACAAGCATTATTTAATGCTTTAAGAAAGAAATATGGCAGCAAGAAAAATATGTGATATTTGTGGAGTTAAGTTTACTGTTAATAGTAATAAGCAGAAAAGATGTAGCAAAGAGTGTAAAAATAAAGCTGATGCTAAACTTAGAAGTGATTGGAATAAAGCAAATAAAGAGCGAGTTGTAAAACTAAAGAAAGATTGGAAAGAAGAAAATAAAGACAAAGAAGCTGAAAATTTAAGAAGGTGGCAAGAAAATAACAGAGATCGTGCTAATAATATTTGTGCAAAAAGACGAGCAAATAAATTAAGTGCCACGTTAAGTGGATTTGATGATGAAATATTAATTATCTATAAAAAAGCTAAAGAGCTGGAACTCCAAGATGGAGTTAATAGAGAAGTTCATCACATGATTCCACTTATAGAATATAATGATTTAGTTTGTGGCTTACATGTACCTTGGAATTTAGAAGTATTAACAGAGCAAGAACACTATAAAGCTCATGAAGAGCTAAAGGAAGTTTATGGAAGAGCAAGTAGCAACCTCAACAGTTGAGAAGCGATCTGTTTCTAACGAGATGATCAAACAGTATGATCAAATGATTGAGTCCTTTCTTAGGAATTCAATTGCAAAGAACTGGAACGAAGCTGATACATCTAGAAACAATGATGAGATTGGCTTAGGTAATTCCGGTTGGACAATGAGTGATATGAGGCAATATCTCGCCACTGAAGTATTCATTGCATTAAGAAACTATAAAACAGAATTTAAAACAAAAGAAAGCACATTTGTATTTGGTCATCTAAATAAGAGAGTTGGTTCTCTTATGAAGAAGCTAACAAAGAAAAGCAAAGGCTATGGCATTTGGTCTTCTAATCTTGAAGAAGTATTGGGAGAAGTTGACGGAGATGAATAATGACAAGTGAAGAAATGGAACTTATTGTTGAGCATTTTTTGCACACTTTAGATAAGTTTGGATTAACTTCTTCAGATTATAGACATCCGTTATATTTAGATGCAGAAGCATTAATGAGTTATTGGTTACGAAATGGGATTGAAGTACATGGATGATAGAGATGTGGTTCTATTTTTATTAGCAGAAAGTAAAACTGCTCATATTGAAAAAACTAAAGGTGGATGTACAGATAAATGCCCTAAGTGTTTATTTTACAAACAAGTAGAGACTGATCTTAAAGAAAGAGGAAACGATGACTAAAATATATGAAAACTTACATGAAGCTTATTTAGGTACACTAGCAGATGTGTATGATAACCCTCAGTTTTACTGTGCTCCACGTGGACAAAAGGTTCGTGAAATCTTAGATTATAAGTTTGTAATTACAAACCCAGTAAATGAAGTAATCGTTACAAAAGATCCGGAAAGAAATCTAACGATTGAGGATTACACACAGAAAGAATGTGAGCTTTATAACTCTGGTTCTAATTTAGCAGAAGATTTTGGTAAAGCATCTAAGTTTTGGCTTAAATTAGCTAATCCAGATGGAACTATCAATTCAGCTTATGGACACTTGATTAAGTTCAAGAAGTCTCACGGTAATCCAATGTATGAAGTTGGTGCTTGCCCAAGTATGTTGGGACAAAGTCCAGCACATGTAGTTGATGAACTAATGGAAAGAGCTGGAGACTATATGTATACACCTTGGCAATGGTGTGTTGATAGTCTAAGAGCAGATAAAGATACTAGGCAAGCAGTATTAAGATTTAGTTTACCAGAACATTTTTATAAAGGTAATAAAGATTTAACTTGTACTTTAGAAGGTAATTTTCACATAAGAGAGGACAGATTGTATTTCTCTATTCACATGAGAAGTAATGATATGATGTTAGGCTTAGTGTATGATTTACCTTGGTTTATTAGTCTAATGGACGATATGGTTAATGAATTAAAAGACTTATATCCTAACTTAACAAAAGGCTCATATACTCACAAAGTTGATTCTATTCATTGTTATGATAGAGATAAAGATAAGATTTTTAAAATGTTAGGTAGAGAAGTTGAAAATAAGTAAAAGTGTTTGTAAAACATGCGGCAAAGATATTCTCTCAAATAGAGCTCATAAAAGTTATTGTGATAGAAATTGTTACAAGAAGAATAAAGATGTTATTAATAAATATGCCACCAGAACTAAAGCATATTTAAAGAAATATAATTTAACAATTGAAAGAAAATTTAGTCAATTAAAAGCTAAATGTGAACTAAAGAAATATGAATTGAATATTTCTATCGAAGAGTATCGTATCTTGATAAATAAAGGTTGTGATTACTGTGGAACAAAGCTAGATAAAACAGGTGTATCATTAGATAGATTGGACAGCAAAGGTGGTTATACTACAGATAATGTAGTTCCATGTTGTGGAAGCTGCAATCAAATTAAAAACGTACACTTAACTCACGAAGAAATGAAAGCAGCTATGAAAGTAATATTAGATTTAAGAGGGAGAGCTTAATGGATTTAGATAGCTTTGATGATTGGACAAGAAATTTAATTCTATTGAAAACAGGTGAGATTATATCATCTGTTAAAGTTGGAGACTATGTAAATCTCTTAGAAGATGTTCATGAGGAATGGAATGAGAGTACTGGTAGTTCTAAATATTCTATTAGAATGCAAGTTTTTGGAGGCAAAGGTGGAATTACTCATGAAGACAAAAGATACATGATGATGTTACCAAACTTTGGTAGAGATCTTAGTATTCCTTCTACTATTGTAATTTATAAAGTAGTTGAAATTAAAGATGGTATTCCCATCTTAGATCGTCAAAGTCCATATAGTTCAATTAAACCACTTAGAATTAATCTTATGGATTATCTTATTGAAGATGTTTTCTATCAATTAGACGATATTTATCTGGATAATGAAGAAGAAACTAAAGCATTTAAACTTAAAATATTTGACAGTATCATTGTTCATGATAGAGATTTTGTTGATTCTATTCTTTTAGATAGAGAATTTATTCCATATGAGTCTGGTGCTAATGAGTTTTTAGAATTTAAAAAGCAAATTAAAGCTATGGCTTATAATTCTATTAGAGCAGTAGCTGGCAGAAAAGCAGCTGAAACTAGAAAAACAAATAAGCTTATAGATGAAGAAATGAAAACATTCTTGAAACAATTAGCGCAAACAGATGATGACTTTTATGATGAAAAAAGAGGTAAATAATGGGATGTGACATTCATACTTTTTTAGAATATAGAGTTGATGGTGGAGCTTGGCAGAGTCATCCAGATATTAAAGTTGATGAAGAACAAGATGGAGATAATACTTATCGCAGTGTTTGGATGAGTACGGGTATTCATAGAGATTATCAACTATTTGCAGCATTAGCTGGAGTAAGAGGAGAAGGACCTGAACCTTCAGGTATTCCTACTAATTTAAGTCCCTTAGTAAAAGAAGCAATAGATAATTGGGATTGTGATGGGCATTCACATAGTTACATGTCTCTAGAAGAATTTTATACAGTCTTAAAACAGCAAGAATATGATATTAAAAAATTACCAATTTATAAATCCTGTAGGAAGATTACGAGAGATTTAGGTAAATTAGATCAGATTTTATTAGACGCAACTAAACCATCTCTAGTAGAACATAGAGTGGTATTTTTCTTTGATAATTAAGGAAGATTATGGGATTATTAGATAAGTTTAGAAAAGAAATTAAAACGGAGGTTTCCAATGATGGCGTTTGTAGTAATAATTATGCTTTACCTTTTACTAAAGTAGGCGATGAACATAGTGGTAGTGATTTTCATGCTATATGCTTAGGTCCAGACTCATATAAGTTATATGTTGGACCACATGCTAATTTAACAGCAAAGCACTATACATTAACTAGAAGTATGGGAACTTTAGGGACTAAGCTTTCTTTGCCAACAAGTTTGGGTGGTCGAGAATACACAGTAGATGCAAGTACTATAATTCAAGTTATTAATGGAGCATCATTACCTCAATTTGGATTATCAAGAATGACAAAAGAACAAAAAGAAAAGCTTTCAGAATTAAGAGTTGAACTTGAAAATTATAAAAAGCATCAAAGAGTTGTAGAGTTTAAAAAGCTGCCTCCACATATTAGACAAGAAATTATAGACGAATGTCTAATTAAGAAGATGTTAAATGCAGTTCAAGAAATAGATATAACAAAATGTCCTGACTATGTTGAATTTAAAAAACTAAAAGACTTAGAAGATGCTTCTAATCAAAATCTATATGGAACTTTAGCGACAGCTGGATACATGACTGGAACTACCTTTGCTGGCTATAATCAAACTGTATATACCATGTCTAAATATGGAACCATATTAGACCTTATAAATCACGATGAGCTAATGAAAGCTCATGCAGAAGCCTCACTAGAAGATGAACTTAGAGACTAAAACCGATTCGAATGATCTATGGAGGAAATCTAATATGAGTAAAAATTCCGTTACAATTAAAGGCATTACAGTTAAAAAAGGTGATGTTGTTGAAATCAAGTTCAAGAAACTTGAAGAAATTTTAGATTTCTATAAAGAACATAACTACAGAAGAGCTGATGTATTTTCTTCTATTGGTTTGGGAGATCACCTTACAACAGTTATTAATGGTGGACTTTTTCATGTAGAAGACACGAATGAAGAAAATCTTCGTCTTCCAGAGATTAGTAGAAATACAAAGCCAAGAATTCAAAGACCACATGAAATCGTTATTAATGATCATAATAGCGTAGATTTTGATGAGTTTACAATCAATGAGCATATTATTGATAGTATTGTAGTAAGAGAAGACATTGGTGATCGTTACTTCTCTAATAAGTTCCAGTTGTCTCTAGTTAAGATCGACGGTCTTCTAGTTATCAATGGGGTTGCAGTAACATCAGAAGATACTGATTTAATTGATATTCTAGAGAAAACTATTGCAGATATGTCTATTAGACAAATGTTAGAGTCGAACGAAGAAGATAAAGAAGCTAATTTTTAAGGAGTAGTTATGAGTTTTGTTCCAAGTGCCGAAGTAAAAGCGCAAGAGAAGAAAGAAAAGAAACCAGACACTTCTGCTGCACCAGCTTCTATAGTGACTCAAGAAGAAGACTATTGTGCTGAACTAGATGGTCGTAAGATTGACTTTAGTAAGTATTTAGATAGAACTTTCTTAGTTGCAGTAAGCACAGGTAAAAGAAATTTACCAAAACTACTAGCATCTACAATGCGTGGACCATTTGATTTTTATGAAATGGTTGAAGCAGTTGGAAGTATGTATAGAAGAGAACAACACCATGCTAAGGTTTATATTCTTGAAAAATCATTTGAGAAAGGTATTACTTTCTTTGATGAAGGAACAGTTGACTATTTAGAAGCTAATTGGGAAGATATTGTTATGACTGGAATCTTAGAACAAGAATTCCTTTCTGATGAAGAAGTTATTCCAGCTGGTGGAATTGACCTAGAATATAATCAAGAAAATGCTGAGTAAAGACGAATTTCAAGCATATTTAGATGTAAGAATGACAAAAATGTTAATGATAACCTTATATAGGTTGGGAGTAATAGATGACAAAATTATCAAAGGCACTTGGGCTACTCTTAGTACTCACTCTTTTAAGTACAGTGGCATGCAGCACACAAACGTACAAACAAAATTCAAAGACATCACAGAGCTCACAAGAGTTATTACAAAAAAGAATGGATGCTAGATCGAGAAACTAATGTTATTAAATAAACTAAACGTTAGCGAGAAAGGTTTTGTAGCCTTATTAGAATGCTCCGGTAACGGTAAGCTTCTACAAGAGCTACAAGACGAATACTTCAGAACCAGAGTGAATATAAAACTCCTGGATTTGTCGTCTGCAACCTTGGTCCTCAAGTGTCCGCTCTTCGTGCAGATGAATCTCTCTCAACATGGCTTAAGGATTATATCTACTCCGGCGAAAGAAGTAGAAGCTTACGTACCTGATCTATCTGAGATAAATGGTAATTCAGTAGAAGATAAGCAAGCAATACATGAATATTTAAAGATAACTACAGAGGCTTTATTATTAAACCAACAAGGTCTTCCAATGGATGGAGCTGATAATTTTACAGCTCAAATACTAACTCCTATAAGTGTTTATAGTGAGATTATAGTAAGTGGAAACATTAGACAATGGGTGAGCTTTGTTTCTCAGAAAAACCTCCCATCTCAAGTAGAAAACTACAGAATAGAAGTAAATAATATACTGGTTAATGAATGGAAAAACCTGGATTCTCTGAAGAAGATATTGTCGTAACTTGGCGTCTATTTAAGACGTTTGTTAGGCTTAATCTGGCTAGAGTTGATATACATTCATCAGAATGGTTAGCAAATAAAACAATGGACCCTATATGGACGAAACCGAAAAAGACGAAACCAAAAAGAAAAGAAAAGACCCCAGAATAGAATCGGAAGAATTTGAAGAGATTCCTATAACCGATCCGATAACAGGTAAAGTATCTTTTTATAAAGTTAAAGTTACCAAATATAAAAGTGCAGCAGAGAAGCAAATTGGAAACAAGGGTATCTCTGAAGAACTTGAAGGAAGTGAAGACCTCATCTTGAATGCGAGCTTTGACGATGACATTGACTAAAGAAGAATTAGTATATTTACTAGAATGCTACATGGAAAAAGTAGTAGAACTGGAAACTAAAATAGAAGATATGGAGTATGCCAAGTATATGGACTCTTACTATGCTTCTATGAATGCAGAATAACGGAGAGTGCATGGAAGCAATCACTATTGCACCAGAAGATCAGAAGAGGATCAACTCTTGTGATGACTACTTATCAACAAAAAGAATCATCAAGTCCTGCATTGATTATAAAGATCATGAAGTTGGGACTGCAGTTTATATCAAAGAGAACTTCCCAAACTCAACTAGAAAAAGTTATGTTGGTGCAGGTTATCAAGATAAAGAACCACCCCATAAATTCATTATAATTAAGAACGATGAAGGTTTTGTGTTTGCAAAACGAATCATTGCATCAGGTAATCCTGGTGTTGAGATAACATGTCTTACAATTAGATATCCTTCTGATTCTTATGAGATTCAAGTTGATAGTGATTACTTAGATAGTATGTTATTAGACACAACATATGATCCAACTTCATCTGCTAAAGATTTAGCTAGACGTAAGGGTAAAGCTTCTAGAGATAATGCTAAGAATAGAATTTTATTTGATAAAGCAGAAGAAGCATATAGCTATTTATCTAACCTTAAAGCAGGTGATGTTTTATGGGGAGCAGAGACTAGCTTTGGTTCAGAAGTAACTAAATATAAAGTTGCTAATGTAACGCATGTTCCACTGGATCCAAAGATTAGTACCTATAAGAGCAGCTGGCAAACGTATGAAAGTCCAAGCATGCACCCTTCTTCAATCAAAGAAGGGTTACCTGATGGCTTGAGTGTTGAGCTCCATGTTGACCAAGATGGCACAGAGTGTCGATGGTCTAGAGGTAAAACTATGTGGTTTTACAATATAACTAGAAAAGAACAATACAAAGACTATTGGTATGCACTATACACTAGAAAACCTTTCAAGCCGGAGGATATCGCATGAGTTTATGGCGAGAAGAGTTTGATGAGAAAGAATTAGAAGAAGTAATGGAAAGTGCTATGAACAAGAAAGCCATGGAAGTTTTCGATGTTCTGAAAAGATTTTCTGATATTAAATTTGAAGAAGGCGACTTCCTACTAAGATACGACTGCATGTACAATAGAGTTGACGGTGAGTGGAAACAAAATTGGGAAGTCGAGAAGTTCTCTGAAACTAATGATAGTCCTAGAAAATACAAAGTAGTTCATGTTGATAAAGCAACTGGACTTCCGTTTGTACAGAAGGTATTATTCAATGGAGAGATGAGTGGAGAAGCTAAGTGTCTAGCTGGATATGATCTAGATAGCACAAAGTTTTTGCCTGATCCAGATTTTATAGATCATCATTTATTAGCTGAAGAAGAAGATCAATTTGATCCACTTCAGGTATACAAGGAAAAACGTGTCAAACGAAAGACCAAGTAAAGAAAAATACTGGATGGGTATTGCGGAAGCAGTGTCAGCTCGTTCACATGACGAGGAGACCAAAGTTGGCGCAATATTGGTTAAGAACGATACCGGCATGGTTGTCGCTTCTGGGTTTAATGGCTTTGTTCGCGGTGCTCCTGACGCTTCGTTACCTAAGATTCGACCAGACAAGTACAAGTATATGGTCCATGCAGAAGAAAACCTCATGGCTCATTGCGCTAGAAACGGCATAGAGATTGATAATTGTACATTAGTTATTACTCTTTCTCCATGTCAACGATGTCTAAGGTTAATGTGGCAAGCTGGAATTACACAAGTTATTTGTAGAGATATCTATAGAGATCACTCATTAGATATGGATGATTTAGATATTGCTCAAGAACAAACAGCAGAAGGGTATTATAGGCTGATATATGATAACAAAGTCTAATATAAATTCACAAGATGTAATGGATACATTTTTAGATCTGTTTGATACCTTAAATAGACTTGATAAAAGACTACATCCGCCAATATTAAATCGTGGATTGTTTGGATTTGATGTTTATAGATTTTGCAAAAAGTGGGGTGTTAAATGAGTGATTTAAAATTGCCAGCAGGTAAGAAAATTAAGCACCCAGTTAGAGAACCAGATATGTATTCTAAGCGTGGTATTCCATATTGGTTTGGACCTGAGTGGGTTCGTAGCCAAAATGGATATGTATCTAGGATTAAACCTGTGAAGAAAGATGGTGATGTTAAACTACATACAGTAAGTAAAGTAGGTGTTGTAACTTATATTCAAGGAAGTATTCAAGAAGAGTTTCAAGCTTGGCACGAAGATAGACAAATTGACTATATCTTATTAGGAATCGATGAAGATGAGTTGTGCGCAACAGAGTGGGACTATGAGTAGTATAGTAACATTTACTATGGAACCTAACAATTATTTAGAAAGATGTGAAAACAGTAGACTTGCGTTTATTGGATTAATGTCTACGTTTTATAGATTTAATGTTATTAAGAAAATGCCAGATGTTTATATGAATGATATTATTAGATTAACTACGTTACACGATAGAAATAAAAAGGCGCTCTTGCGAGCGCCCTGAACTTTATTCTTCTTTCTTTTTCTTCTTTTTAGGCTCTTTTACTTCTTCGACAACTTCTTCTACTTCTGGAGCAGCTTCAACTGGTACGACTACTTCTTTAGCCTTAGGTTCTACTTTTTCTTTATTCTTAAGTTTTTCAACTAGTTCAGACATTTCTTTAAATTTCTTACTCATAACTTCTCCTTATGAAACTAAAATAGCTTTAATAGCTTCTAGTGCAGCTTCAGTTGGTGCGTCTTCTTTTGCCCCACCTACTCCATATTCTACTAAAAGTAAATCAATAGCTTTTTCAACTTTAGAAACCATATCAGCAACCATTAGACCTACGTCTTTTCTTGCCATTTCGTCGATACAGATTTTTCTAAGACCTTGCTTATTTGTGCTAGGAGATACAATAGTATCTTCAGCAACTACAACGATTGCTTCTGCAGCAATGATTGAGTCGATAGTAGAGATAGCGTCAGCTAATCTTTTACCGTAAGCTTTGTGACATAGAGCGGCTCTAATTCTACCAACTACTCTTACGTCTGTGTTTTCTACCATTGCAGTTTCATCGATTCCTGAAACTACTAATGCTTCTACAGCCATGATTGAAGTAGCTACTTCACTTCCGGCTTTCTTGTTTTTAAGAGTAGATTGTAATACTCTTTCTAGTGATGCTTTGTGTGCTGATGCGGCCATGTTGTTCTCCTGTATATGCACTGCTCGAAGGCAGTGTCACGGCTTATTAAATTATACCCATTAACTTTAAGATACCTGCTAGTGCACCTGCTAGTGCTCCAAGCCCAATGAACCATTTTTTAATAGTTGACATTGTTTTACTAGGTTCTTCTAATTTTTCAATTCTGGTTGCATTATCTCTGTGTAGTTGTTCTAATATATTAGTTCTACGTATATGCTCTGCAAGTTGTTGATTTTGTACGATATCTTGTTTTTCGATATCTGTAAGGCGTTCTGCTATTGTAGCATTATCTTCTTTGACTTCTTTTCTAAATTCACCGACTTCTTTGCGGTTCTCTTTAACAAGGTCGTAGATAAGGTCTAGTTTATCATCCATTTACACAATTTCCTACTGTGGAACACCGAAGTGTTAGTTGACTTAATTGTACCATATATATCGGCTAAATGAGTATAATTACACACATGAAAGATAAAATATTAGATAGGTTGAGTAAATTAGGCGAAGAATTGAATGATATGGCTCTTAGAAAACAAGAGCTTATTAAAGAGCTAAAGACCATAGATATGAATATGGAAGTACTCTCTGCCATCGCTTATGAGCTTAAAGATCTATTAGAAACAGAAGATGATTAGTACAAATGTAAATATTAGGTAGTCTTTTTGATCAAGATTGAAAAAATATCTTTAGGAGTTAATAGGTTCATGTCTTTATCGATTTTATAACCTTCTAGGCCAAGTATTTCACCAATAGCTTCAGAACAATTTTCCCCATTAGAGAATGGATTTTTCTTTAAGCTAAAAATATTACTTATTACAACACCAATATTCTGCCAAAAACCATAATCAATTCCTGAATTATCAACACAATATCTCATAATTTGATAATAGCTTTCATCAGTTATATCCAACTCAAATGATGCAACTTCTTTAGCGTATTCTTCCCATCGTTTAGAACCAATAAAACGAACGCCCCCACCAACAGCTTCATATATTAAGGTTCTATCTAACGTTTCAGCCTTAAATTTAATATAAACATGACTATATGGCGTTTTCATATACCATCTTATTAAAAAACTTCCAATGGCAAGTTTCTTAGTGGACTTAGAAAAACCTATAACTACTTTTTTGTATTATTCGACATTTTTAGCCCAGAAAAATCTATACCAACCTACAATATTGTCCACCGCTACTAAATACCATCCATCTGAATTTTGTTCATCTAAATGTAATTGTATTACTTCTTCCATTAACAATGTTGCACTATATAATTTTGTTACTTTATTTATTATCATATTATTGCCTGTACATTTCTACAACAAACATTAAATTTACTTGTAGTCCAGCTGGATGTTTAAAAATGAATCTTATTCTACCCCTGTGATCAGTTGCGTTGTATGAAATAAATTTACTTACACGACCGTCTACCTCTAATGGACTATCTGCTGATAAAAACTTAAGATTGATACCACTTGCAAATTCTTTAGAGCCACCATAAATAGCTGGTATATCTGGAGCAACTACGATCCACAATCTTACATCTTGTGAAGGATTATTATTGATTCTTAAAGAACCACCAATTACTTCAAAATCAAAAGTTGGTTCAAAATCTATGACAGTTTTTACACATGTATTCAAATTAGCATTAAGTAATCCAGCGGTAGTAATTTCATCATTTGATTCATTATAAATTTTTGCTGTAACCCAAGAGATGTTAGCACCTGTTGAGTCCTGTAAAAACAAACTAGCACCAAGAGTTGATGTTGTAGCTTCAATTGGCACAGCCCAAAAACTCCAACCTTTTTTTGCTGCTTTAATTCTAACAATTTGAGCAGCGTCTGTGTCTAGTTGTGAAAGCGATTTATTACCTAATGATTTATAATTAGCTTCAAAATCAATTAAATCCAAGTCATTCTGGACTTGTGAATAAACTGAAATAACTGACTGAGGTAAGGATGTTTTCCAGATTTGACATAATATGATTTCTGGACCATCATATGTCCAAATGGAATAAAGTTCTCCATCATCTTCCCATTGTAATGGTAAGCCCTTAATTGCGTATGCAGCTTTCCATTCTGTCCATCTTGTGAATCTTTGTGTATAATTAGATGCAATTGATAATGTCATATAATACCTTAAGGCTCAAAAAAGTCAAAAGCTGACCTATAAATAGTTGATGTTGATGTTTCTGGCGTAACATAGGTTCTAATTCTAGCTGGCCCTACAACATTAATTGGAGAAGAATAACTTCTAGAAAATGTTGATGTTTGTCCATATAGTCTAACAAAATCTGAAATTTGAATTTCAACAACATCAGCAACTCCAATTTGACGAGAGTTTAAAGTAAACAATGCACCTGAACCAACGGTAGTTCCACTGTGTCCACAAGAAATACCAGTAATTTTACAAGTTTTTCCAGTAGGAACATAATGATGGGACCAAAAAGTTTGATTATTAGTCGCACCGATTGTTCCTACGACTGCACCACCACCACCAGCGGCAGCTCTTAATGTTAAAATTCCAGCATTTGATCCAGTGGATCCTGCTGTTAGTACTTTTATTTCTTCAATAAAGCAAATATTAGTTGCAACAGTATTTACAAAAGCAGTTCCATTTAAAGTTACTGTTTCATTGAATGGCCCAGCACCAGTTGAATCTAAATAAGTTATTCTTACTGTTCTTGCACCGGTTCCAGCAGCTGTATCTAAAGCGCTTGCAGATGCAATTGATCTTTGCGCATTTGATGTCTGTTCTGTGTAAGCAGTTCTATTTACTAATACTCTAGTTGTTGCTGCAGTCGTAATATCACCAAATGCAAAATCAGCTCCAAAACCTGTCAAAGATGATGTTACTAATCTACCTTCGTCATCTGTTAATAATACTCTTTGAATATCATTTTCATCAGTACCAGCTATCAATGATGATCTAGTAGGAATAGTTGTGTCGTTCAGATTAACTGATTCATCAACTACCTTAAGATTGTTTCTAGCATCAGATCCAACAGGTGTAGTTTCCACACCTGTTGCATCTTGACCAACTATCTTTACTGTTTGAGCAGCTTGAATATCTGTTAAATCTGCCATGTAATTATCCTAAGATAGCAACAATCGTACTATACACATCTTGAGTTTGATTATCACGATTTGTTCTAATTACTCTAACTCTAGCTCCAGCAGGAATAGAAGCATATTTAGATAATGTCATATCACAATCAGGGTCTGCAGTAGAATTGAATCTAACACATATAGTGTTAAACACTCCTGTTGCTGCACCTGTTTCAATTTGAACTTCTATTTTTAATTTACCTGATGCAGATGCTAAAACTTGATATAACTTAGATGCAGATGCAAATACTAAATCGTGGTTATCTGTAGCTCCACCAGCGACATTGGCAGTTGTATCGTAATTAACAATTTCAGTACCGACATCTTCTTGGATTACTACGTTTATAGAACCATCTGAATTTACAGCAAGAAAATCTGTTCCATCACCAATTTTTACACTATCAGAAACATGAGTAAGATCTCTAACATCTAAATCTACAGCATCTACAGTAATTGAATTGCCACCATCTTGAATATTTACAGCAGCTCCACCGGCTCCATTTTGAACTGTAATTGATTCTAGAGCAGCAAGTGTAGCAGCATCTAATGCAACAACGGAATCACTAACGTCAACCTTATCTGTTGCAAATACTAAATCTCTAATATCTAAATCTACAGCATCTACAGTTAAAGAACCACCAGCATCACTAACTGGAACAGGGTTCCCGTTTGCAACATCTGCATCACCGACTTGTATGTTAGCATTGACATTTAGATTATCATGAGTTGCCTGTAAAACCTCTACACTATCTGTAGCAGAATCTAAGTCTCTAATATCTAAGTCTACGGCATCTACAGTTAAAGAACCACCGTTGTCTGTAACGTTTACAGATCCATCTGGGTTAACTGTTAGTTGTTGCGATGGCGTTGTTGCATCCGCAATTTTGACGACGACGTCGCCATCGTTTTCAGTTCTTACTGGTAATGACGAATTGTAGTCACTCATATTTATTCCCCTTTATTTGTTAAAGCCTTAATTTCAGCTTTTAATTCTTCTTCTTTATTCTTTTGAATTTCAATCATAGTTTTGATTCTGGCTATTTCTTCCATTCTTTCTTCTATTTTAAATTCTTGCTCTTGTCTAGCTAATTCAACACGAGAAAGTTCAAGTTTTTTTCTTTTTAATTCAATGCTCATATTAACTCCACAATTAATTATTATATCACTATTTATTACTTAATTTTTCTCAACTACAACCAATCTAGCATTAAAATCACCGCTAAACGGCCTAGCATGCTCAACTGATATCCTAACAATATCACCAGTAATCAACGATATAGAGTCATTAAAGTCAAAAACACTATTCAAAGAACCACCATGATAAGTTCTTTTTTTATCAACAGTAGCAGAATTTACTTCAACTTGATAAGTTGCTATATTTGTACCAGAAACGTCTACAGTATTTATAGTTGCTGTAGGTATACCAATAGGAACAGTGTAGCTTAGTATTGTAGTTGGAGTTGCACTATTTATAGCAGATATTTCAGCATATATGCTTTTTTTAACTAAACTATTGTCAGGCGTAAATACTACGTTTATAGAACCATCTGAATTTATAGCTAATTCATCTGTTCCATCACCAATTCTAACAGAGTCAGCAACATCTCCTGGATCAGGAGTATTATCTCTATGGGATAATGCAACTTCTAACTCAGCATTAACAGTACCTATATCAATAGATCCATTGCTTAATTGAACAGGTAGCGGATTTGACTTATCATAAGGTCTTCCTAACCAATCAACAGAATGACTTCTAAGAGCTACTGTAGGCTCTTCTTCGTAAACTTGACGTTGTATTTCGTTTAGGTCTATTACGGGTCTTTTGTCTTCTAATAACTCAACTGTGGCAGTGTCGGCTAGTAAAAACATAGAAATATCTAATTTATTTTTAGTTGTAACTGCTTCATCAATATTAATAACAATCAGCTGTGTTTCTGATATTACTTTTTGAATTTTTACTTTTAAACCAGATTGAGTGTTGGACTTTAATATAACTAATTGACCAACTTTAAATGAATAAGTATTTAAAATTGTTATAGTACCAGTATTAGTACCATCTGCTGTAAATAATTGAGGTGGGATAGGTAAATATCTCTTTTCAGTAATACGAGGTACTGTAAAATCAGCCATTTAATCCACCCTAAATCATAACCCATGCTATGAAGTTTGCTATATTATAACAGGTTATTAGACCTGTTTATTACTTTTAAAAACATTATCTTCAGCCCTTAATGGCTGAATATTACTATAATGGCAGGCTTTTAAGAGTTCATCTCTATTGCTGAGATTAAAGTCAAATAAAGGAAGTATATGATCTAAGTGCCAAGTAGTTCTATTTTTATCATAAGGTCCATGGTTTTCCCAATTCATCCAAGGTTCAAACTTAGATTCTATATATTTCTTAAATTCTTCAATTGAACAACCTAGATCTTCAACAGCAGAACCTGATTTATAATTATGTTTAATAGCTACTCTTAATCTACATCTAAGAATACTTTTAAGTCTATAATTTACATCAGTTGCATATTTTTTGCGATGAAATATAGTTTCTCTATTTTTTCTTATTTCTAATTGCTCTGGAGTTCTAGCATCTCGTGAAATTTTAGCATTAGAATTGAAACATATTTTACACTCAAATCTAAGTTTATCTTTATTTCTTTTTTCTTTATTGAATTCACTTAATTCTTTTTCTTCAAAACACTGCTTACACTTTTTGAGCATTTTACTCTCCAGTGAACATATTTCTTTTTTCAAGTTCTTCTCTCTTTAAAGTGCTATTAAAAGACTTACAAGTACCCCAATCTTCCTCTTCTTCGACTGGTATTCCAATCTTTGGATGAGTTAAAGCTTTTTGAAGTTTACTTTCCCATTCTTGTTCTCTCTTAGCCGCTTCCTCTTCAGAAACAACTCCTCCACCAAATAATTGTTCATCAGTTGGTTGCTTAGGAGCATTATGAAGTACGGCTTTTGCAATCTCTTCATCTGTTGGTTTACGAGGTATTTCGCCTTTAGCTAATCTCGGAGCTGCTTCACCTTTCGGTGCAATACCCGAAGGGTTATTAATAAATAGGGCAGTAGGATTATGCTTGTGGTCATCTGATTTCTTTAATTCACTCCAGTCAAGTTCTCCAGCTTTTGCCATTATTTTACCTTTGGTTTAGAATTCGGATTAGATCCGGATTTCGATTCGCTAGCTTTCTCTTTAGCTGATTCTTTTGCCATCATATCTTTTTCTTTCTTGCGAACTTCAGCGTCGATGACCATTTGTTTCATTTTAAGTTCAGATTGTTGTTTCTTGATTTGAAGATCAAGTTCCATCTCTCTTTTAGCTTTTTCGTACTCAAGATCCATCATACGCTTTTGATGATGTGTATCGTCAAATTTGTCACCAGGAATGTCTTTTTCATGTTTTCTAGCTTCAATATCTCTAAGTTTTTTCTTATGTTCAACTTCATCATTAGCTTCTGCTTCGCGTTGAGCTTTCTTATATTCAAGTTCTTTCATTTTCTTAGCATGTTCAACTTCAAGTGCATTCATTTGGGCTTTATAGTCAGCATCTAGAGAATTCAACTTCTCAGCATGTCCAGACTTAAGAGCATGTTCGCCTTGTTTTACTTGCATATCAAGTTGTTGAAGAGAAAGTTCTCCTTCCTTCTTAGCTCGTTCAGTATCAGCTTTTGCAGACTTCAATTCATCAACATCAGGAAAGTGGTGTCCGTGAATTACGTGAGCGATTTCTGTTTCACTGTATCCAAGTTTAGACATTATATCTTCTAACTCTTCAGCACCTTCTTCTTCGCCTTCTTCTGGAACCGTATCGTCAGATTCTGTATCGTCTCCCATATCAGCATCTTCTGAACTTTCTTCGTCAGATTCGTCGGAAGATTCCGGATCATCTAACTGAGATAAGATGTCATGCATTTCATCATCACCCATTTCTGGCTGCTCTTCTTGAGGTGCTTCTTGTTCTTCTGCTTCCTCTTCTTCTGGTTTAACAATAGACATAAATGCTTCGTTTGCTAAAGCTTTCTTGAGTTTTTTCCACTTTCTTCTTAGAGAATGTTCATAGTCTTGTTGTGCGTCTTGATTAGCAGCAACGCCAGCATGTGAGTCATCTTTATCAAGTTCTTCTTTACCGTAGTCTATTTCTTGTTTACCATCTGCTTCTTTATCGATGCGCAATTTATCTGCTTTATCAAGTTCTCTTTTAACTTCTTTTCTTTGTTTTTTAGCTTCTTCTTTGTCATCTTTATGTGATTTAGAGTCTAAAACGTTAAGCAATCTTTTATGCTCTTCTTTAAATTCGCCTTCATCCATTTTAATTTCTTTTTTATTCATATCGACCTTAGCCACAAATACTCCTTAGAAACTATCTAACTGGAATGAACGTTGGTAATAACCTTTAACTGCTGCTTTTTGTTTCTCTATCATATCATTCAAGTCTTTCAACCTTTGAACTAAAAACTGTGGTCCTGGTGAACTTACAGATTGTGAAGTTCCATCGATAGAAATACCAATAGAGTTATACGGAAACAGTAGTGGTCCTACAGCTGATAAAAGTTTATATGCAGCCATAAGCTCAATTAGATCAACTAACGCAGCAGGAATTTTATCTTTCTCAAACCCACAAGTGTATTGAACTCTTACACCACCTGGAAATAAACCAGATCCAAGAGCCATTAAGGCTCCATATTGTGCACCAGAGAATGCAGATACTTGAAATCCTGACATAGATGTTCCGAATGCTGGTACTAGTTGGATAACTCCTTCTTGTGGCATAACATGAACGAACTCGTTTGGATAAACAATTAATCCCTCTTCTTGATTGTTAGAGAAAGTTAATTCTAACTTCTCAACAGCTATGATATTTGGGTGATTTAACTTAAGATAATTATAAGTCCAAGAAAAATCTCTTCTATTATAGTCATGTTTCTCATTGAATGTAACTGGTGTAATATATAAATCCAACTCATGTTCAACTTGTGAAATGGCTGCATTTAAATAATATGCTAAAGTAGCGTCAGTAACTTCCTGACCTGTCAATTGAGATTTCAATGGGATCCCAAACAAAGATCTTTGTTTCATTTCATCTGGAGTTGGAAGTGGAACATAACGTTCAAACGTTTGTGTTGTATCTTCTCCATCTAATGCCCAAACTGGAAATATACCTGTTCTAGGTGTTTTTGATGCTGTCATTATTTTGTCCCCTTAACTTTTAAACTATCTATTCCACTTAATCTTTGTGCTTGTTGCGGATTAAGTTTACTTTGTAAATGCTTCACATACTCTGGATTTCTTTCAGCGAATACTGCAGCAGGATCTTTCTTGATGTTTGTAGAAAATCCACCTTCATCATTTTGCTCACTACCAACGCTTTGTCCAGCAGCTTGTGCAGACATAGGTTCGTCACCGCCGCCAGCAGCATCTTGACTATATTCACCAGTCATTCCAGCGCCAAACGATTTACCAGAATCTAAGATTGCTTGTTCACCTTCAGCACGTTTTTGTTTTCTTGCTTCATTCGCTTCGCCAAATGCTTTACCAGAAGCAGCTGCAGCAACAGCTTTTTCTCTGTGCTCTGGATTCTTCTCTGCCCAATCTTTCTTCCAAGCTTGAACAGCTTGATGTCTTGCTCTACCTGTTAAACCTTTAAGTTCATCAGATCCAAGGAATTCATTGTGTGCTGTATCAAAATCTTTATGTGCGGCTTCGTGTGCTGCAATAGCTTTACCTGTTGCATATTTCTGTGGGTTGTTCTCTGCTTCCGCTGATTCCATTTGCTTTCTATCAGCATTTCTTAACCACTCATGTGCATGACTTTTTAATTGCTCAAGCATTTTAGGTGATGGTTCTGATGGTTTGGTTCCCGATCTCAACGCAGAATAAAAATCACTTGGAGCTTTATGAGCACCAGCTAATCTCTCTGCTTCTCTATGACTATATCCATCTTTCATGTGCTGTTCAATAGCTTTTTGGTGCTCAGGTTCATATTTATCCTGAGGTTTCCAATCTACATATCTGCTAGAAGATTTTTTTGGTTCTTCTTTCGCTTGTACCTTTGGTTGAACGTCTGCATCTTCATTAAGGTCAGCAGTAGGTTCGTCGTCTGACTCTCTTCCGGCTTCTGGGTCGTAATCGAATCCTGAGCCTGATTCATCGTCTCCATCTTCTCCGTTTTCTCTAAGCCATCTTGAAGCTTCGTCTTCGTCGTCTTCTCCGTCTGCGTCAGCATTGCCTCTAATATATTGCTCGTCTTCGTCGTCTGAATCATCAGAAGGTACTTTGTCAAATAAGTCATCTCCGTATCCAGATCCATCTTCATCCTCTTCGTCACGCTCACCAGCGCCAATGTTAGCCCAATCATAATCACTATCTTCATCTTCGTCGTTAATAGCTTTTAAAAGTCTACTCTCGATAGCGTGAAATAATTCGGGGTTGTTATTTAAGAAGTTTTCATGCTTCTTTAGTAGATTAGATATATTTTTTAATAGTTCTTCTGATTTCATGTTACACCTTCTTCTTGATGTTAGCAAGAGCTGCTAAAGCATCTTCTTTGTTAGCTGGAGCAACTGGTGCTACAACTGGAGCATGTACAGGTTCAGACTTGACACTGCCGCGACTAGCTAAAGCCTTAGGATCCATAGCTTCTTGTCTATTAAAATAAGAATCCATGTGTGGACTATCTTGGTATAGATCATGAGCTTTTAAATATTGTTCATGTTTTTCTGGCGTATGTTCAGCTGGAGAATTTTTATAGTTCGACATAATTGGATGTGAATCGAATTCATGAGGAACAAATCCTTTCACTTCTGCTTCTGGATTGATGTCAAGATATTTGCCATTTACTTTAATTTCTTCTAGTGGATAAGCACCCTTATGTCCATGGACATCAGTTTCTTTTCCGTATGCTTCATGTGGTGCACCTTGTAACCAACTAGCATAATCACTACCGTTACGAGACCAACCTTTTGTATCTGTAGAGAATTTACCAGTTTCAGGATTCTTTCCTGAGTAACCACTTCTTTCCCATGGTTTTGGATCAATAGCTTCAACTTTAAGCTTACCACCAGAGTGATCGTTTAGACCATTTCTAGTAAGTTTTTCAGACATGTGCATCATGTTGAATAATTGTTGTGCATGTTTATTTGCTAAGGCTTTATTACCGCCTTTAAGTGCAGCTTTATATTGTGAAGCGTGATGAGACATAGCATCATGAATCATAGCTGGATCGTTTTCTGGATCCATGTGAGTTCCATAATGCATAACAGCGTGATTAGGGTTCTTTTTAGAGTAGGCTTGTGCCATCTTCTCTAAAGATTCTACTGTATGACTTATAAGAAGATCATCTCTCATATACTTAATAAGAAGCTGAAGACTTGGATCGTCTTTGGCTCTCTTTATAAGTAATTCCTTAAAGTTATCTAACTTCATAATTACTCCTTAAAGTGCTAGTAACTCAACTCTAGATGGAGCAGCAGAAGCTCTAATCCACTTACCAGTACAAACAACATAATGTTCTCCAGGAATAAGCATTACGGCTGGAGTAGTTGTAGCAGTGACAGTTGCCGATGGAGCATCTAAGTTTGAAAAAGCTACGTAAGTATTAGCAGTTACAACAAGTCTAACGATGTTTGTTTCACCAACATTAACCCAAGCAGCTGAAATATCATCAGTAACTACTTTACCAGCAATATGAAGGGATTGAAGACCTTGACCAGCATCGATGATGCCCATTGTGAAATATTTTTTAAGTGAATTTTCGATAGCCATGAGTACTCCCATAAGTATTAGTTATGAGAGTATTATACCAGGTCTAACCGACGTGTGAAGGTCGGTTAGACAGGTTGAGCATCATTTTTTGAAGTTTTTTTATGAATTACTTGCCATTTTCTTCTGTTTCTGTAAACACCTGAAAGTGGGTAAGAAATTAGGCTTTTCCAACTTATAATGCCGAACCTCGCTAGAGTATCTAGGAAGTCCGACCTTACATATATCATTTCCATTCTGTCTTCGTATTGTTCCATTATTCCGCTTTAGAAGGAGTAGAGTTACCTCTTAAAGAAGCTTTCTTTTCCTTAGATAAAAGATTTGTACGATCTCTAGATTCACTTCCACAAGATTTACACTTGTATTTTTGGAATTTACTAGTGTTGGTATATGCGAAACCATTTTTAGAGAAATCTTTACTTCCACACTTACAAACATTTACAAGACCATCATGATAAACATTAAAGTTAATACGATTGTTATCCCAAACGATAAGTTTATGATATAACTCTTCTAAAGATAGAACGTCATACTTATTGTAGTGTTCCATTTCTTTCCATGCCTCTAGATTGTCTTTTAAACACTCTGTCCAAAGTTCATGTCCTTGGAACTTACCATGGTTAATTTGTTTTTTATATGTCACACAAAGTTTATCTGTCATGTATGCAAGTTTATTACTAGTAAAAGCGAAATGTCTCTTTGCAATTTCTTGTGTATCAATATGTCTGTAACTTGATGGAGGTGGAAAACCACTAAGGATAAATCGTGCATTTAATTTCTTCTGATCAAAACGTTTTCCGTTCTGTGTGATAACAACATCTGCCTCATCTAGAAGATCCCAGATGCCTTTAAGAGTCTTAGAATCATCTGCGATATTCTTCACACCACGTTGATCCATATACATAACTTTATCTGGTCCATCATCAAGCCATTTTGCACTCCAGCTTAAGATATGCCAATCTGCTTGAATCTGATTAAGACCCACATTGTTTTCCCATAATCCCCATACGTGAGCGATAATAGGAGCAGTTTCAATGTCGAACACTAACACTTTCGGCGAAGCTTTAGGTGCAGCAACTGCAATTTTTGCTTTCGCTTTTACTGCCTTTTTAGCAGTTTTCTTAGTTTTCTTAGTAGCCATTATTTTGTCTCCAGTTTTTCTATCTTTCTGTCTAGATACCACCTAGCTTTTTTAAGATCTTCAAGTTCTTTACTTGGATCTTTCTTACCTGCTCTAGCGATATATTTAACAACGTTTCCTAAATGGAAACCAAGATTCCATGCTTCAATTGCATCGATTGGCTGAATAGATGTAGCGTTGTAATGCTTTGGCCAATTGATAATATCATTTGTTTTCTTAGCTAAACAGATGTTACAGGGACATGATTCATTGTGTTCAGATGACAATTCCACCTTAACCAAATTTGCAACAGCATCTGCAACTTCTTTATTATTCAAACCCATCGTTCATCTCCCAGAATTTCTCTATCTTAGTTTTACCAAATGTTTGTTTTCCGTATGTGAAGATAGGTTCTGTAGAGACGTAGATAACATCTCCAAACACTTCTTCCTCTTGTGACTTATTCTTTTTTGCATTAGCTTGAATACGTTCAATAAACGCTTGTCTAGCATCGTCACCGTATAGATAACCATATTGTTCATGTATGAAAAAGTCATCATCAAACACAAGACAGGATTCTTGTAGAGCAAGTTCTTTAGCAAGTCTACCGATTTTGTGTGCTAATAAACCAAGTCTAAATCTAATTACATATAAGGAACTTCCCTTCTCAAACTCAATTAGAGCAATAGGAAAGAGATCGCCTTTTTGGTAGATTTCAGCCATATTGTCGAGCTTATCGTAGTGATAATCTTCATTCCATTCCATGACTTTATCAAGGAAGTGTTTCATAACGTCCATTTATCTACCTCTTTAGATAGATTATACGTAGGGGAAAATTTTATGATGTAAAAGGGGAAATAAAAAGGGCAGCCGAAGCTGCCCAGTTTTTTAGAAATTCAAGTAGAGATTACTTACCCATGTTCTTGAAAACACAGTTAAATCTTGGAGCGTACACGAATAAAGCACCATACAATACGATCGCGAACTCAAGTGCAGTTGTAACGATAGCAAAGTTGATTTTGCTCAATGGAGCAAGTTGCTTAAATCTCATACATTCAGAAGACATATCTAGTAAGAAAGCTTCTCCCAATCCCGGTTCTTTAGCACCAGAGTCAACGATAGTTGCATTTGGCTTATAGTTACCGATGAAAGATTCTGTACCAACAGCTCCACCAGCTTGTGAGCGGTAAACTTTGATATGCTTAGTAGTAGCAGGGATGTTAGAAAGAGTAAGAGTTACAGCTTGTCCAGCAGTTACACCAGTTACACCACCAGCTTCTTGGATTGCTCCAGATTCACCGAAATCGTTAACGAAAGTAACTTTGTACTGGTAATCACCAGCGCCAAGACCTTTTGTCCCAGCTGGAGCAGCACCAGCAGCACCAACAACAGCAGCAGCACCAAGTACTGGAGCGTTTACGATACCAACTGATCTAGTTCTTCCACGTGGACGTAAGAAAAGGTTTGGTTTGAAATCTACTGTACCAGCAGAAGTAACCATCTTGTTTACATCGTAACCAACAGTTTGTCCAGAAAGACCAGGAGCCGATCTGAATTGTGGATAGAATTGCTTAATGAAACTAGAAAGAGCAAGAGGCTCAATGTGTAGTTCAGAAGGAGCACCGAAGTTTTCTAGAGCAATAACTGCTAGATCTTCTAGATCGTCCTGAGTAAGAACTGCACCGTCCAAATCTTTAACGATTGAACGAACTTCTCCGTATCCTTCGAAGTCTTTTGATTTTTGTTGAGCATCATCGTCACCTTTTACTAATTGTTGTAAAAGACCGTTCATAGCGATTGAGTTAGCAGGAAGATCTGAAAGAGCTCCGTTTTGTAACCCAGTAGCTGCGTTAGCGAAGTGAGAGTGACCCCAATACATTTCGCGTTCAACGTTCTTAAGAAGATCCATAGTTCCTTCTTTAGCTTGTTGAGCAACGATATCACCAACAGTAGTGCGAACTAATGTCATTTGGTGAGATACTTTTCTACGAGTACCAAAGAATACAATTCTTTGTCCATCGCGGATGTATGTTGAATCAGATTCTTGTGGTGCTCCACCTTCTCCGATATATGGAGAAGCATCTGATCCGTAACCGATTAAGCGGTTATATTGTTCGAAAAGGTTGTATGCCTTGTCTACCGAAATAGCAGGCCACATTTTCAAGTTCTTCATATCAAAAGTAACAGACTTTAAAGTCGATTCTAATGATTCAGCTTGAAGGACACCACCGTAAGTAAGGTCCGTAGGTTTACCAGCTCCACCGTAACCGGCAGTGATGGCTTTGTTTAGTGCTTCGACTTCCTCAGGAGAAACAATCCCCTGCTCTAGTCCCGAAACGATTTGATTTACAGCATCTTGATTGATTTGCATATTAGTTCTCCTTATTTAATACCGTATTTATGGGCAATTTGTCTTAATTCGTCTGAATCTTTTGTTGTCTCAACTCTGAAAACATCTGATGAATCAACTTTTGTACCAGACTTCTTAAGATCGAATAGCTTGTTAGCTACGTCAGTCTTATTAAGTGGTGCATATTCTTCAACAGATTTTTGTAGAGCAGTTACGCCAGCTGGCACACCTTTTCTTGAAACTGGGGCATTAGCCATAGCTTCAAAAGCAGCAGCCATCTTAGAAAGTTTTTCTTCAAAAGATGAAAGTTTAGACTCGTAAGACTTAATTAGATCTTCAGTAGCTGATAAAGATTTTTTCAAATCTTTCATTTCTTCTTTAGATTCTTCTTTTTTGCTTTCTTTGTCTTCGTGTTCTTTGCTTTCTTTATCTTCGTCTTCTTTCTTCTTCATTTCTTTCTTTTTCTTTTCTTCTTCAGACTCGTCTTCAGATTTCATGTCCTCTTTTTTGTCCATGTCGTCTTTGTCATTGTCATCTTCTTTCTCATCTTCGTCTTTATCTTCTTTCTTAGCGTGAAGATCACCATTAACTGGTTTACCGTCGATTCCAGAACCTGGACCTTCGATTTTAATCTCACTAGCAGCGAATTTAGACTTTTTGATCTCTTCAATTTCTTGTAGAGTGTCATCAATTAACGAAGTAAGAGATTTTACTAATTCTTTATTACTTAAATCCATAGTATTCTCCTTATAACGTTAAAATTAAGCACCCATGTTCAATAGATCAGCAGATCCTTGAAGTTCACCCAATGGAATGATAATGTTGTTAGCGTGTCCACAAGCTACTTGAAGTACTTGTAAATGAATCAAAGTTGTAGGGTTGATTGAGAAGTTGATTTTCCCAGGATTAGCGATACCAATTCCTAAGAATGGTGATACTTGGTCAGAAACTCCACCCATTGGGCTTTGAATTGATGCATCAACGTAAGTAATTGTAATTCCACCAGCGACAAGAGTAGCTGCATCAGATCTTGATGTAACAATTCCTAATTGCTTGCAATTACGTTCGATTTTGTCTAAAATTTGTACACGGTTTGCCATGTCTATCTCCTTATTTGAGTTTATACTCTATTAATAATAAAATCAGTACTCATCATATCATAAGTGCTTGGTTAAACACGGGCCAACCATAATCGCTTATGACATCTATTATACTTATAGTTTTTTGTGTGTTTTTGTGCTAGTTAGATAAGGTTTTTAAGCTTGTCCAATGGAAAGTTTTGATGACATTTGCGACACTTAACTTGATGTTTCATGTAGACTTGTTCATCTCCACAATTATCGCAGTTAACATATTCTATTCCATCAGATTTCTTACGACCATCTTCTAAAGATTCAGATTGAAGAACTTGGCCACCAGTTGCAGATGTAGGACTTCCTCCGCCGTAACCAGCAGTCATTGCTTTAAGGAGATTAAGCTTCGCTTTTGAATATTGCTCAGATTTATTTATTTCCATGTGTGATCTTATTTTATCGATTACTTGTTGTGCCTTTGCAGGATCAACTCCTCTTCCAATTAGATCAGTGTGTACATTTTTAAGATGTCCAATGTCATTCATTGCTTTGTTTGCGTGAATTTGAAACATATTTTTTTGCTTAACTTCTTGAGCACTTTTAATAGGTTCAGCTGGAGGAGCTTTTGCAGTAGTTGGCGTTTCGTTTGGTATTTGATTAACTCTTGGACCTGAAGTTGCAGCAATCTTTGCTTGACCAATATTTTGTTGATAAGTATCACTTCTTGTAGCTCTAATGTCTTGTTCTTTAGCTTTTACCGCATCTCTAGTCTGATTGGGTACAGGTTTGATTGCAAGTCCATTTGGACCTATTGCTTTTACTAAGTTATTGATTTTTTTAACATTATCTTCTACTTTTAAAATAGCAGCTTGTTTCATAATTTGCTCTGGAGATGACTCTGATACATGTATTTCTACACCAATAGTCTTAGCTAATTCCTTGATTTTACTAATATTATCAAAAATAGCATTTGCAGAAGCATGACGCTCTATATGTCTAAAAGATGGAATATTAGTCTCAGCTAAGTGCATAACACTCTTAATAAGACGCATGTCTGCTTCCCAATCTACACTAGATTTATCTAGATTTAGAGGTTCAACTAGAGTTGCATTATTAGCAGGAGTAAATGTAAGCGCAACAGAATGTATTTTGGTTTGAGCAAGCCTAGAAGGATCTGAGATTCCTCTGGCCATAACTCCACCTTCAACAGAAGCTTTCATCTTTAAAGGAATATCTTCTCTGTGGACGTTTTTCATGATGGCAGCTGCAGCACGAGCATTTGGATGATCTTCATCATTATAAAGTTCACCAGCTACGTAGATATAAGGAGCTTTTATCTTCTCCCAGTAGTACTTATGTCTCTCATTATCACAATCTTCAGCTTTGAAGATCTTTTTAGCGGATGTAACTCTACCGATAGAGTTAAAGAAGCCTTTTCCATGGTTATCGTTAAGACGACCATTTCCATTTTGTAAGTCACTAATATCAGCACCTTCTACACTTAAAGTCTCCCCTTGAGTATCTTTAAGCTCTGAACCTGCACACATATCTATAAGTAAGCGCTTATTTTTAGCCATTTGACAAGTCTCCTAGATACATTATACTATGTATTTAGGTTACTTATAGCTGGGATAGATCCTATATTCTTCACCTCTTCCGCTATCTGCGTCGGGGTTCCAAAAGGACATGTAAGGTTTTGCTAAACCGAATCTAACAAAAGTTCTATATAAACTATCTCTAATTATTACATCTTCTTTCATATTTTAAATTGTATAGTGTGAGTTCCAAAAGGAAGGCCACTTATTGTAATACTATTTGATGTAATTTGGTAATCATTGGGATTTAGACACATTCCATCTATAAATATTCTAGTTGATGAGTTAGGTACCATATTTATTTGAACTCCAGTTCCAACAAATGTAGCTGACGTGCTCATTAATGGTTTAGCAAGCTTAAACCTAACACAAGTATCATAAAGTGCGTACTTTATCATATCGTGGGTATATATATTATTAAGTTGATTCATTCAGTTCCTAGATTATTAATAGTTATATTATTACAACTATTAGTAATGTCTAAGCCAGTTCCATAAAATGTTATTGTAACATATTGAGATTTTGCTACACCAAATCTTACAAAAGTTTCATGTAAGTTGTTTCTAGCTTTTCTTTGTTCGTTTGTCATTATTTACCTAATTGTCCAAGTAAACCAGTAAAGACAGAAGGGCTCACTATTAATTGTGTTGGGTAATGTCCATACATCGAAGCAGCCATTGCTGCTGCTTGTTCTAAATGTGCTGCACCAGCTTCCATCATTGCTTCAATAGGATCTGGCTTTGCAATTCCAAATCTACGAAATGTCTTAAGAAGTCTTTTTGTTGCCATTTCTTTTTCTATAGTAGTTGTATATTTATTATTCATCATTATTCATGTCCTTAATAATGTCCATCTCTTTGATCTTTTCCATGGCTTTTGATTCTATTTTCTTAACAGTTTCAACAGATACATTATTCATATGAGCAATTTCTTTATCTGAGGGAACTTCTGATAGATAGTCTTTTACATAATTAAAGAAGCAGTAATTAGAAAGTTGATGAGCAATGGACCACGGACAACCTGGAAGTTTAGCTTCTTGCTCTTCTGTTAATTCATCAGGAGAATTTCTCAAAGCTTTAAGACGAAGTACAGCAAGAGGACAATACTCGCACGGTAATTCGTCTAACTTTCTAGGGCATCTTGGGTCCATTGGTCTATCTGTCATAAATCCTTTAAGTGATTCATCATAAAATCTATTCTTTCGGAGTCCGAGCAATCAACAATGACATTATCAATACTATGCTCTTGAAGAAATAAAGACACTCGTTTGTCCACTTCTTTAGCTTGCTCTTCAGTTTCATATCTTCCTTCTGGGTTGAACTTCTTCTTTCTCTCAAGGAGGAAATTGATATGTTTAATCCCATTTGCTTCTGCTTTTTGTAAGAACTTAAGAGCAGCAACTTCTACCATTGAATCACCGTTATTATAGAACTTCTCATAAACGGGAGATAGTAGTATAGGTGAATCGGTGATTATATAGTCTACCTTTCCATAAAGCATGTATTCAGATCTAGCTTGCTTACCGAAAATGTAAATTTGATCATATTGGCCAACTTTAGTTCCGCTCCAAGCCCAAGCTTTAACATATTCTCTTACGAGTTCTACATTTAAGCCATCTGATTTCATTCTGTGATAAAGACCAGCAGCGGTGGTAGACTTACCTAATCCGCTGCCGCCTAACATATTAATTACTTTTGTTTTCTTCTCCAACTGTTTCCCCTTCTACTGTTTTTCTTAGGCCTAATATTGTAATAGTGTGTTTCTCACCATTAATCTCTTCTTCAATTACTGATCCAACTGTGGATCCAAGGAGTTTGTTTCTTAGTGATTCTGTTTGACATTCTTTCATGTTGAACTTACTTCTAAAAATCCCCTTATCTTCATCACCATCGGTTACTGAAGTGATAATAACAATCGACTGTTCTGTGATTGTTCCCGCATCATCATTTTTGTAACCTTTGATAGCATCTTCTGAGTCTGATGCTTTAGTGTAGTCAGCAAGTTTATATTTTTCTGCTACTTTATCTACTTCTTTTTTATCTTGACCACTTAGTTCAAGCATAGCAAGAGTTCTATATTGGAAGTCATTTAAGATTCCCATTGAGTTATCTACGTCTCTACGTAGACCTTGGAATTGCTCCAATACTTGCTTTAGCATCATCTGAGAGATTCTTGTTGCCATCTCTGCGTTTTGAACTGCTACGTCCAATTCTCTCATTTTATCTTTACCGCTCTTTTGTGGTTGTAATCTTTGTCCTTTCATAATTCCTCCTGAATTAACTCAATAATATGTCTTGTACTGCTTTGGTTGTTATATCGTTTAAATCTTTAATATCTTTGGGTCTGTTATACTTTTCTTTCCATTTAAGGATGTTGTCTAATGTTTGAACCTTTATGTGTTCACCTTCAAAAATAACAGCTTCTGAAGTAAGTAAGATGTCATCATTAAATACTAATAAATTGATCTTATATCCACTAAATAATCCAGAAAATGACCAATTACCATGATAACTTTGATATCTATCGTCTTTTTGCTCAGGGTATACATCTGCTCTTAGGTTGTAAATACCCTGTAAAGCATCTACATGCCTCTTATTAAGAACGAAATCTAAATCACCAATATCTCTTTTTGGCAAAAGACCAGCATATATTAAAGCAGCAGAACCACACAAAGCTAATTGTGGGTTCGTTGCTTGTATATCTAATATAGTTTTTAATAATTTTGCCATTATTTTTTCATACTCTCTTTAATTCTTGCTACATAAAGTTTTAGAATAGTAGTTTCCTCGTCTGAAAACGCTGTATTTCTCTTCGGTCCTTCAAAGAGTTGATCCAACTCAGACTGAAGGAATCCCCGAAGAACCTGCTCAATGTCATCATAAGCTCCACCTTTCTTTTTAAGGATCGTGCCTTGGAGCAATGTTCTGATAGCGTTGGCTCGTTCAAGCTTGTCCTCGATACTTCCCACATCGCTATGATTTGCCTGGACAGCGCGAACTGGAAGTTCTGATTCTTTTCCCATTTTGGAATTTCCGTTATCTTGCCCAGAAGCATTAGTGTCTCCACCATGTTCATGTAAGCTGTTCGAAGTTGATTCATCTGAAGATACTCTCTGTCCGTCATTTCTCGTGGATCCTTCTGGAGCAAGTCCTGGAAAATCTGAAAGTTGTTTTTTAACGAATCCATAGTCTTTTACCAGCCTGTCATAAAAAATATTAGCTCTACCAAACTGTTGTCTAGTTAGTGGTTCATTATTGTCTACACAACGTTTCCAATGCATTTCTACATTAGAATCATACATAAGTATGCGCTCTGCACTATTATTACGCTCAATACCTGATAAATAATCAATATCTTCTTCGCTTAACATAGGTTGACGACCATAAACATTTGGCCAGATTAGCTCACCGTATGTAGTGCGATCAAATAGTACTTTTTTACCTTCAAGCTTAGAATATAAACTTACAAGTTCTTCAAGATACGACTCACCGTTGTATCCAGGTTTAAAATACTTTTTATCTGGTGCAGACATGTGCACGATTTGATAACCTAATTTTTTATAATGATTGGCGACAGAAGATTTTCCGCTTCTATCTAGACCTTCAAGTAATATCCAAGTCATTTAACCCTCTTCGTCTTTATCTGATATATTTGTGAATTTGCTTAAGATATAGCCAAATACGATAAGTACTAAGCCCAAGATGGTGAATTTTAAAACGTGTTTATCAAATTCCTTATCATCCATGACGAGATTATACTGAATGGGTTTTTGATACTAGAAAAAGGGCTCTGGTGGTAGCAGAGCCCTTATGATTTATCTTTGTGGAGGTTTGCCAGATAAATCGGCTTTCGGGGGAGTTACATTATCTTTATTATGTTGAGTAGCGTTGTAAGCAGCTTGACCTTTAAGTTGAGCCATTTCCATTTCATGCTTCTCTTGTTCACGAGCATGTTGACCTTTATCCATCTCTTGTTGATGAGATGCTTGACCTTGTTGAGCTTGTGCTTGAGCTTCAGCTTGTTTAGCTTGTTCTTTAGTTTGCTCAATTTGGAAAAGTAAAGTTTGCCATTGTAGAAACATTGGGTCACCAGGAATATATTGTAATTCTGGTTTACCAGCAGCTTCTTTATCTTTAAAGAAAACTTCTCTGATTTCTCCACGAGTCATATTCTTTTCTACTACAGCCCACCAAGCTTGGTTCATAGGTAGATCACCTACTGGGTGTTTGATTTTCTCTTTGCGCGCAGCAACAAGAAGATCATTCATAGATTTATTAACTGTCATTTCCGCTTGTAGCAGTGCCACTTCAGTTTGTGGAGTTTCGTCAGTATATCCTTCGAATTGGAACCGATATTTCTTTGACAATTCAGGGTCAATCGCAGGAATGATGTCACGGTTGATTAAGTCTTCTAAGAACATTAGTATCGGATATAGTCCTCTCTCTCTTGAGAATTCAATCTTAGACTCTCCAGACTGTTGGTTCATTGCTTTACCACCAGTAACAAGAAGATCAAGACCAAGTTCTAAAGGATCGATTTGGAATTGAGTACAAATAGCACGCATTAAGTGCATGTTGTAGTTAAGATATTCCATCTCCTTAGAACCACCAGCCATTGGAACCCATTGAACATCATCAAGACCAGCAACGATAGGAGTTCTCCATGCGTTTTGTGCACCATTGATAAGGTTATAGAATTGTCTACGGAAAGCAGCAAGTTGAGATTGAGTAACAGTACCTTTTAAGTGTAATACACCTTTAGCAGCTTGACCATGAGTAAAGAAGTTAGAGTTGTATGTTTCAGTATTCATGTGATTAGTAATGTTTAATATAGCAAGCTCAAGTGGTGAGTATGCATATCCATTACTATCCGCGAAGTTCTGAGGATTAAATAGTTTGAATACTAAATCTTCATCACCGAATACAGCAAGAGGTCTTTGATCGAAAGCTACTTGAATATACTTATAATAATCAATTGGATGTTCATAAGTAGTCATAGTATTAAGAGGGTCATTGTTAGATTGTGGCTTCTGTAAGTTTTTTACAGCTTCCATATTTCCTTCAACTTGCTCTTTGCTCATGTTCTTATTGATAATGTAAAGGTTCTCAGAAGGTAGAGGTCTAAATCTGTGTAAAGCTCCTCGTCTTGTTTTGATCTTTTCAACACCAATATGTCCAAATGTAAGAGCATCTCTTACTACGAGCTTAATGAACTCACCAAATAACATCTTGTCATCATCTGGAGTGTGATCTAAGCGACCACAATTGTAGATGAATGATTCTAAGTTTTGAATCTCTTCTTTGTCAGCTGGTGAATAATCTTCACCTTCTGTTTTCTTAACGATTCTGAAACCCATATCAAATTTCTTTAATTGAGGTCTAGAAAACCTAATAAGAGTATCAGTTCTGTTTTGAATAATAGCAGATACAAGCCAATCTCTTAAAGATACATCTTTTAGAGTCTTGTTTGAAAGTCTTGATACTTTATTTCTGTAAAGTGTTTGTGAGCTTTGTTGAGCAAAAAACGGATCAGTGATGATTGCTTTACGACCAATCTCCTCTTCATGTCCATCTCTAGCTGTATTAACTTCGATTTCAGGTACAGCATCTGGATCACCTTTGGCTAGCAAGCCATCGATTTCTCCTTTTGTGTCACCAAACCATCCGTCCCAAAAGTTTGCCATATTAATTCTCCATTTTCATAGTTATACTTATTCTCTGTTGTCTTATAGCGACCAGAGAAAACCACCGCCACCAGACCAACCATCGTCGTCATTATTATCTAGGTCAGAAGGTTTCCCAATCTTTCCTACATTTGAGACGTCGACATCAGGATTAAACTGTATGCCATTTGTAGCTGCAAACTCTTCTGGTGTTGGAGTCTTAAAGAAGCTACCACTATTATCTGTAATCTTTTTCTCCTCGATGTCCATACCGTTACCCATAAGAAGAGTGCTCTTCCCGAGTAACATACAAAGTGGGTATCTGAGAGCATCTAACCAGTGGTCAAACTCAGTATCTGGAACTTCTGTGATCGTTCCGTCTGCTGCGGTTTTAAAGTGGTAAGTGAGGAACTCTTCGATTAACGGCCCATTTGTCTCTTTGGCAATATGCATTTTAGTATCTGTCGTACCTGGAACTCTTAAAAGCTTTTTAATAACTTGTGTTCCGGTATTGATTGATTTATCATTTTCAGATGCAGTTGGTAATCCAGCTTTTCTCATCTCAGTTACGGCACCTTGATCGGCGATATCTGGAAAGTAAAGTTGACATCTATACATGTTGTGCCATCTTGTTTTTAAATGATGTACCCAATCTGGCTGAGAAATATATGTCATACCATCAGAACGAACTACGAATACATTATCTTTTCTATCCATAAAGAAGTAAACAACAGTGTTTGGATTACTCCAACCCCAGTCGACGCCAGCATAGCAGTTAAGTTGCATTGCATGACATTTTTTAACGAACATATCATGTGTACATTCTCCAGGAAATTCTGTTCCTGTAAGTTTTTGCCACATCTGATTCCATGTATTAACATGTAGTTTTTCTTCAAATTCTTTATAAATAACACCTTCAAGTGAAGGCTTAAGGTTCATAAGCTGTGCAAGTGCCCAATCTGTACTTTCAGATCTTACCTTCTGAATTAACTCGCCAACTGGCTTTAACATAGTTGACTTAGATGTTTGTCTCTTAGCATCACCTAAGCAAATAGCTGCAGCTGGACACTTAAGACAGTTTTCACCTGGCATAGTATGGTGAACATATTCTTTTGCTTTCTTTTGATCTTTTAATTTAAATGTAGCTTCATCAATTACTTCCATATCATCAATAATGTGGTACGAGCTAGTAGGTTTAGTTCCACTTCTTGAATCTGGGCATCTAGCCGTAAATTCAAAAGCAGTCCACTTACGGACGTGACGACCAGCTTGTTCAGCTTCTTCAATCATCTTGTTCATTAATCCGTATCGAGATTTACGTGTCGAAATACCAACTCTCAAGGCAATCTTTCCACCCTTTGAATCGAGCATACCTGCAATCTCTTTAAAGGCCTTTAATCCTTCACCTGTTACTGTATCGATCTCATCTGTTACAACTAAAGGAACGTGAGGTCCGTTACATGCTTTAAGCGTACAAGGAAGAACTTCTAGTGTTACTAAGTCTCCGTCAATATTAAATGTAGACTTTTCCATGTTCAACTTTTGAAGAACTCTATCTTCTTGAGCAACAGTTTTGTCTTCAATGATTGAACGAATACGAGATGAGAGCATAAACTTAGTTTGATACTCATAACAACGTTTAGCCTGTGCAAGAACCGCACCAATATGACAAACATCACGTCCATCATGTAGCATAACTAAAAGTTCTGCGATTGCCATACCAAGAGTCTTTCCAGATCCTCGACCAGCAACATATAATAATTCTTCGATGTTTTCTGGGTTGTTCTTATTAACACAGATGTCATAAACCTCCCAGATGATCTGTAGAGGGTTTGTATCGGCGAACCTTGATACCGTAACGTCCGGAAGATGAAGACCGAAAAACAATTGAATGAACTTAGAAAGTTCTTCTTTAGTTGTACACTTCTTGAAGAATATTTTCTTTCTTTGCTCAATCGATAGGGCGTCTAAGCCTGTTTTTGGCTTCTTAGTACTCATTACTTATCCTCGTTTAACAACGAATCTAGATCAATATCTTCTTCTTTTGGTGCAGAAGATGTTTTCTTTTCTACTTGTGGAGCTAAAGCATCAAACATTGGAGACATTTTATTATCTTTAGCATTTGGAGTAGCACCTTGAACGATCTTAGCAAGAGTTTCTGTAATCTCTTTATAATCTTTAATAGAAGTAATTCTTAAACTTGGTTTAGGAGAATTTGGATCAAGAATATAGTCTCTCATTTGTTTCATGTGCTCAGCAGAAGCAACAGATAACATAGCAGTTAGAAAGTCTGTTTGTTCAATAACACTCTTGACTACCTTAGCTTTAACTCTATCTCTAAGAGATGAGTGCATTTTCTCTCTATCATGTGCCCATTTTTGTAAAGCAGCAGTAAGTACAATTTGTCCTAGTTCATATTGAGGGAATTGGTGGTGGATTTCATTAAATGAACACCCAACCATAAATAACTCATATACTTTAATAGATTCAGCAGTAGGAATTGCTCCTATTGTTTTGTTTTTTCTTAAATACTTCTCACCAGCTTCTATTTCTTGCTGAGTAAGTCCGAATTTCTCATCTTCGCTAAAGTTTCTTTTTAGTGCCATTTTCTCGCTCCAGATATGTATTTTGTTTAAAAGAAATTCGCTGGTATTGATCTTTAATGGTGAAAACAGAATTACCCTCTAATAGATAGAGCCATAATTCTTGTCTAACGTCCTCATCCTTAGTCAGTTCGTTTATTGTTCTCGCCATGTAGCCATAGATCTTTTTTGCCATCATAATCTTTTACACTTTTGTAATATACCTTTGTATTCCATTCTTTATTAAAATAAGCTTTAATAAACTGATTTCCAATTTCTTCTAATTTATATCCTAAACCACTCTCATCTGTTGCTTTCTTAGCTATTAGAAACTTCTTAAGTCTTCTAATTTCAAAGAATCCCAGTTTCTCCCCACTTTCATACTTTTCAAGGAGTTTAAGGTTCTTGAATAATTCTTCTCCAATAATTAGCTTATAAGTCACTAGCTTACCTTCAAAGTCAATGCTCGTTGAAGCATCAATTGTATCTTCTATTAAACAATATGACAACATTGCCACATTATTCTTCATTTCTTCAGTTAAAAGATTGCTTTCAACTAGCCATTTGTGATGGTCAATAAAAATCATACTAATACCTCACCTGTATTATACCAGCTTTTACTTTGTATTCGTTATAATATCTGTAATTTTACGTAAAATCAACTGCTTATCTAAGCTACCATCATATATTTTATCAACATATTCAGACATAATGTCTTCTATTGATGTAGCTTTGATCTGTACCTTCTGTTTTTGCTTATCTGTAGGTATAGCTTTCGTTACAACTTTCTTATCTTTGATCAGATCAAGGAACTGCTGCGACTTGAAATAAGCACCTAATTCTATCTTAGGCCCTGTAACTTTAATAATCCACTTATCTTCAGTATTAAGTTCAACTTCTAGTAGAGAATGTAAGTCTTTTAAGCTAGCTGTAGCATTAACTTCAAACTCTACACTTCTCCATCTTGTGAATGGCGATTCAATGAACGTTTGAGTAAACGTATCGGTGTCAAATAGAAGTATTCCTTTAGTTTGATCTACGTCTGAGCTACTATGTGCAAATGGTGTACCTGGATAAACAACTTTACCAAAGTTCTGTCTTTTATGAATATGCCCAGAAATGATGATATCTGCTGTTACTTTGTCGGCATTAACACCGGCATCTTCTCTTTTAAAGCCATAATCAGTACCAATGAATGTATTATGCGTAATGCAGATAGATTGAGTTTGAAGAGGAAAGTCTTTGAATTCTGCAACATAAGGAACAATTGTTATTCCTTGTAGTTCTGTTACTTTGTCGAACACTGTAAATTTAGGAATAGAAAATGTTTGTAGAGCGTGGTACTTAGAGTTCTTAGGGGTATAAAAATCATGATTACCCAAAACATACCAATAATCAAAGCCTTTGGTTGTAAGTCTAGTTACGTGATCTCCAAACTCTTTCAATAATTCAGATCTAAGTACAGCATGACTATCAAAAGTATCTCCAAGATTGCATACCACATCCGGCTTGTATTGTACAGCCATTTCTTCGGCCCAAAGTAAAAAAGCTTTACTTTGTTCAAAGTTATTTATCTTAAGATGTGGGTCGCCAAGAAATAGAATTTTAGACATATAATTTGTTTCCTTTACTTAAGTTTTCAGTTGATGTTATTATTTGTAAATTCCAAGGCACATGTAAACCGCATACTGTTTTGCCCCTAAGTGGAACCACATGGTCGACATGAAAACCTTTGGGACAGTCTTTATAGAATTGTTGTATTTCCAAATCATAATTACCTATTGTAGCTTTAATTTTCTCTGCTCTATGTTTAGCAGATAGAGCATTTATCTTATAAACATTTGCTTTTGCATATTTATATCTTTGGTCTCTAGTTGCTTGTCTATTGCTTTCTCTATAAAGTTTTTGATGACTACAATGTTTTTCTTTATTAACAGTATTCCACTTCTTTGCTTTAATTACATCACAGAACTTACAAACAGCTCTAAATCCACCTTTAGCATTTTTATCTTTATAGAAATCAGTTAATTCTCTATTTTCAGAGCATTTACTACAGATTTTCAATTACTTTCTCCATAAACAAGATTGATACCTTAAAGCTACAGCTGCTTCAGCATGCATCCATAAAGTATTAGGTTCTATCTTGTGATTATAAAATGTGTTTAGATTGATGTCTTTAGCTAAGACTTCTTTGATACAAGCTTCTTGCTTATTTACTTGGCTTCGTAGTTGGTAAGTCCGACCCTGAGTAAAACCCAAAATCAGAACCTGGAATATTATAATCGTCACCAATAATGTTTTCATCTCCAAGCAGTATATCCTCTATAAAGAAATCCATTAGAGTTATTCTACCGATTGAAAGATGTTCTGGGTGCAATTTAGGGTTTACCCTAATAGTGACAGCACCACACATTGTGAAGTATTTAGTTATATTTAAGTCGTGAGGACGATCTCTGCTTGTTGTCATTCTCATGTTTTCATATGATTCTTTTTGAAATTGTTTATATCTGTCGACCCCAAGCCAACAAATAGTAGAGTCGTCTATAACCATAAACGACTCCATCATTCTATAAACTATTTTTTCAATTTCTTCAGAAACTCTCAATTACAGGTCCTCAGCGATATTTTCCATATCGATATCAGTAGTAACTACAGTTTGATTTCTAACAGCAACCATTGCATCATCTGCACTCAAACAAGCTTCATACGCTTCATGAAGAATTTTCTGATCAGCTGTAATGAATTGCTTCATATTAGCTTCACCTTTAACATGTGGATAATCTTTAAATGCCCACATCATGTTGTTTGGTTTACCAGTTGCAGCTGTGATTGGGTGATAGATAATACCCATACTCTTAGCTAGCTCATAAATCTCAGACTCTGTATCTACAATACCTGTATCGTAACGAAGAGAGAATTCAGCTACTCTATATGGAGCACCAACTCTATTCTTCTTACCTTTAACACGAACTTTGTGACCAACTTGGTGAGCTCCACCAGCAATTGTTCCACCCTCTTCAATACGTCCTGCTTTAGAGTCGATTCTCTCTACTTGTAACATATAATCACAGAAGTGCTTTAAGCTTCGTCCATCAGGAATAATCCACGGATTATTCATTTTCTTGTATTGATCCATCTCTTCATATACTTGTTGAACTAGAATAGTTGTAATACTATAAGTTCTAATTATAGGAAGAAGTCCTTTAAGTGCAGGTCCAAGATACTTAGCTCCAGATCCACCCATACTTAAGTCAGTAGATTTAGCCTTGATGTCTCCAGGGTAACGAATAGACTTAACTGAATCGATCATAAGACCATTGATTGGTGCTCCTTCTTGAAGCATCTCAAGTACGTCTTTTTCTAACCAGTCAAAAATTTGTAGAGGATCGTTAGTTTGTTTTACTAACAGTCTGTTGAGATCACCACCCAATTTGCTAAACCAATCAGGGTTAAAGCTGAATTCTGCATCAACTAAAATCTGAATTGATTGTGGATGTTTCTTTTGAATCTCAATTAACGCTAATTGGGAAAGAAGAGATTTACCAGACGATTCTGGTCCAAAGAAACATACTGCCTTACCTTCTGTAATTCCACCATTACCAACTGCCCAGTTGAAGCTGGGCGATGGTAGTTGGATTACGTTTTCAGATGGTTTTGGCATAGAAGCTGCGACTTTTGCAAAGTCACCCTCTAATTTAGACATCCATTTACTTACGCTCATAATTATCCTTTAATAAATTTAAGACTCTTAACAGTTCTACTAACAGGATTTCCGATCGTAGCTCGCTTAAATCCTTTTGGCAAGTTAGCCGCAGGAATATATAGAGTTTTAAACTCTCTATTAATATATCCTTCTACACTTGTTTCATTAGTAAAATAAACTCTGTATTTAGCACCTTTGTAAAAATTGTCTACTTCAGTATTATCAAATACATTTAGTAATTGAGCTACTGTAACTGTTTGCGCTTTCTCGCCTTCGCTTGCACATGTGAATTTTAATTTCATACTTTCTCCTTATTAAAAACCTTCGAATCCGGTTCCTTGTGTGTCGTTAAATGATATCTTCTTAACATCATCATGAGCACATCTAAAAGCCTGGTATTTGTTCTTTAAGAACACGCACATAGCTTCAGATGCATTAAATTGTTCTTTGGCCTTAATGACATCCTCGTCCAGATCTACGTATGCTTCTCTGATACCGTTAGACATCTTAATTCCTTTCTCTTTACAATATTCTTCTGACTTATCTAAATAGGCAATAGCCTTCATTTTTTCTAATGTAGATTTAGCATCTAAATTAGATTTAGTAGCTTTTGAAAGCATACTACTTGTTAAGTCCATTGCATTGATAAAATCTCGGAGATAAAGAGGAGCCAACATTTTGTTGAGCTCCCCAATTTCTTTAATTTTTTCAGTGTAAAAGACCAATTTAGTTACGTCCAAAGACTGCAACTCATTAGCCATTTGTTACCTCATTATGATTTGAATAGATTGTCTGCCATTGCTAGTAAGTCTTCATCTTCATCAAGATTGACATCAACATCTAGGTTGATCTTTGCACCAGCACCTTTAACGATCGGAGCTGAAGCTGGAATTGATTGAGATGGAGAGCTAGTTGCAAAAACACCTGCAGATGGAGTAGAAAATTCTACATCATCAAGACCAAAACCAGGAACTGCAAGTTCCGGCATTGTTTCAGCAGCATGAACGATATTAGCAACTAAGATTTCTTTTAGTTCAGCATACGTAAGCTTCTGATAGATCGTATTAAGATCGTAAGCTAGGTCTGAGTAACTTGCAGAGATATTTTCTGCTAAAGGACTTCTATCATCTTGATAAGAAGGAATACCTTGCTCATTCTTTGCCATGATTTGACTCTTAGCAGCAGAATAAGTAGTTTTAAATCCTTCACCATCACGAGTGATGTTAATCCAAACACCTGAATCTTGAACTACTGAGCTCAAAGATGTAGGATCTTGGTTGTAATCTTTAATGTATTGGTTCATTACTTTAAGAACATCTTTATGAGCAGTTGTCTTAAGTTCTAGTACACCTACTGTTCCAGACTTATCTGAAGCATTGTAAGCAAATACAGTCTTAGGTCTGATCGCAGAAATGAAATCGTTTACAGCTTTAAACTTAGTGTTGATCTCGTCTTCTGTCTTACCTTTAGAAAGCAATTGAATCTTTTCAGCTTCAAGTTTTTGCTTTAGTAACTCTAGGTAATCGAAAACTGGACATTGACCTTCATAAGTTGAAGATGAAGCGAACGGTCTTACTCTTCCTGAATTAGGATCTGTAAGTCCCCAGATAACATTCCACTTACGGTATGGATAACCGTTTGATTCTACTCCATGTGGAGGTAAAAAACGAAACGTATTAAGACCGCCTTTGATCTTATGACGTACTGTCTTTTTGAATGATTTTGGGTTGAGTGAGTCCATGTTGATGGAAATTTGAGCCATGTGAATTCTCCTTAAATAGCAATTAAGCCATAGTATTTATTAACTGTTCATTTGAACATAGGTATATTATACCACAATCTTTTATTCGACTTTCTCTTTTTCTTTCTTTTTTGAGTCTTTAATCACGGGATTAAAGCCAAATCTAATGAATCCATTCACTCCAGAAAGGTCATCAGAAACATAGTAAATACTTGTAATTGCAGGGTTTCTAGTCTTTAAAGTATGTTCAATAATCTTTTCATAGACCGGTAAATTATTATCTTCGATGATCTTGTTCATAACACCGCGGATTTGGTCATCATTTTCAATAACATGTCCTTCATACTTAGATAGTTTCAAAGCAAAAGGGTTGATGTTGGTGTCGTAGTTATCATTAAGGGCCATAAATAGGTCTCTAAGACCCGATGAGGTTGTTCTGTTTGATATTCCTCTTTTGCCTCTAGTTGAATCGATTTCTCTTTGAAAATCTGGTTTCATAATTACTAGTTCATTCTTCTCTAATTTTGTTGGTGCTGTGTTTACTCTTTCAAATGTAGACATGCCTTCTCCTTAATTGTTTAATATTACTTGCTTGTTATTATAATGAATTTCTTCTGCATAGAGTTTTCCATATCCACTATCATAAGTGATTTCAAGTTCTGGTGGAAGAGCTTTTAATATCTCAATTAATTCACCAACTGTAAGCTCTTGTCTAGTTGGATAAGATTTAAAAATCTCATTACTAAACTGCGGTTTTACATACTCATATTCTGTTTCTTCTATCATAGTTCCTCTATATTTTCTATTTCTCTTAAATTTATACTAATCGATGTTTTATAACCTTTTCTCAAAGTGCCTCTCACACAAACAATACTGTTTTCTTTATAGCGAAGAGGTTTAGTTTTCTTCCAGTCTACAGACTCAGCCTCATTATATCCATCTGATAATGCAATATTTAAGAAAGAATATGGTTTACCACTTTTCTTAGATACACCTTTCTTAATATTAGAAGCGGTATACAACATAATCATCGCAATTTCACCTTCATGTTCTTTGGCCAATAAGCCTTCAGCGATCTTCAAAGAAGAAATTACTGGTGTCTTATTAATCATGAATGGAATGCCTTTACGTCCAGTTGGCTTCATATCTGGCCATCTTGTAAAGATCATGTTTCTAATCTCTGGTTCAGAAAGTAAGTTCTTGTTGAATGTCTTGTTAAACTCTTTCTCCATGAAGAAGATTTCCATTGGATCTCTAGTTGTTACATCTAAATTCCACGCAATCTTACCACCACGAAGATGGTTATATCTATTCAAGAAGTCTAATTTTCTATCAACATAGGATTTTAGTGTGTTATCAAAGAATGCATCTGCTGCTCTACCTTTAACTAACGCTTCAATAACTCCCTTATTTACCTTACTATGATCAACTCTTTTAACATAATCTTCAAGAGAGAGGAATGGACCTTTCTTGACAAGTTCTGTCACAGATGATGGACCAACTCTTTTAATTGCTGAGATTGGTGCAATAATATGGTCTTCATCAACCATATAAAGATCAGATGGCTTTCTAAGAGATGGAGGTTGAATAATATCTCCAAGTAAAGAAATGAATGCTCTAACTTTATCTTCCTTACCTTCATTGTTTAAAACTGCTGCCCACCATTCTAGAGGATGGAAGTGTTTTAGGTACATTGTAATATATCCAAGTTCAGCATAACAATAACTATGGCTTCTGTTAAATGAATATCTAGAGAAAGCTTGAATTGTTTGACATAAACTATCTTGTTGCTCTTTAGACCAATTACGTTTAGATGTTGCTTCTCTGATCTTATCAAATGCAGCCATCATAACTTCATGCTTCTTCTTAGCAATTGCATCTCTGATACGATCTGTTTCTTCAAGAGTATATCCACAAATAGATACTAAAATCTCCATAACTTGCTCTTGATAAACAATAATTCCGTATGTTTCATTCAAAATTGGTTCTAGATCTGGATGAATATACTTGGCTTTACGTTTCCCCATACGAACATCCATGTACCATTGTGTTGCTGAAATATCATCTTCAACAAGAGCATCCATAGCACCTGGACGAAGAAGAGCTGTCATAATAGATAAGTGCTCTCGTTCTGTTGGCATGAATTGTGGCACTGCCGCCTTAACGGTATAAGTATTAAACTGAAATGATGAATCCGTCTTTTGATTATAAAAATCAG